CGTCTTATGGAGCAAAACCCGCAGTCACAGCTGAAACTTCTTGTCCAACGCGGTAAGGAGCAAGGCTATCTGACCTATGCCGAGGTCAATGACCATCTGCCGGAAGATATCGTCGATTCAGATCAAATCGAAGACATCATCCAAATGATCAATGACATGGGTATTCAGGTGATGGAAGAAGCACCTGATGCCGATGATCTGTTGCTGGCTGAAACCTCCAACAACACTGACGAAGATGCGGAAGAAGCTGCTGCACAGGTCCTGTCCAGCGTGGAATCTGAAATCGGGCGTACCACTGACCCGGTCCGCATGTACATGCGCGAAATGGGTACCGTTGAACTGTTGACCCGCGAAGGCGAAATTGACATCGCGAAACGCATCGAAGACGGGATCAACCAGGTTCAGTGCTCTGTTGCCGAATACCCTGAAGCGATCACCTATCTGCTGGAGCAGTACGATCGTGTTGAAGCGGAAGAAGCGCGCCTGTCTGACCTGATCACCGGTTTTGTCGACCCGAACGCTGAAGAAGATATGGCACCGACCGCCACTCACGTGGGTTCTGAACTGTCTCAGGAAGAGATGGATGATGACGAAGACGAAGATGAGGAAGATGCCGACGACGACACCGCCGATGATGACAACAGCATCGACCCGGAACTGGCGCGCGAGAAGTTTGCCGAGCTGCGTACCCAGTACGAAGTCACGCGTGACACCATCAAAGCAAAAGGTCGCAGCCACGCAGCCGCACAGGAAGAGATCCTGAAACTGTCTGAAGTCTTCAAACAGTTCCGTCTGGTGCCTAAACAGTTCGACTACCTGGTTAACAGCATGCGCGTGATGATGGATCGCGTACGTACCCAGGAACGCATCATCATGAAACTGTGCGTTGAGCAGTGCAAAATGCCGAAGAAGAACTTCATCACCCTCTTCACCGGCAACGAAACCAGCGAAACCTGGTTCAACGCGGCTATCGCGATGAACAAGCCGTGGTCTGAAAAACTGCATGACGTAAAAGAAGACGTGTTCCGCGGCCTGCAGAAACTGCATCAGATTGAAGAAGAGACCGGCCTGACCATTGAGCAGGTTAAAGACATCAACCGTCGTATGTCCATCGGTGAAGCGAAAGCCCGCCGTGCGAAGAAAGAGATGGTTGAAGCGAACCTGCGTCTGGTTATCTCTATCGCCAAGAAGTACACCAACCGTGGCCTGCAGTTCCTGGATCTGATTCAGGAAGGCAACATCGGTCTGATGAAAGCGGTTGATAAGTTTGAATACCGTCGTGGTTATAAGTTCTCCACCTATGCTACCTGGTGGATCCGTCAGGCTATCACCCGCTCTATCGCGGATCAGGCGCGCACCATCCGTATTCCGGTGCATATGATTGAGACCATCAACAAGCTCAACCGTATCTCCCGCCAGATGCTGCAAGAGATGGGCCGCGAGCCAACGCCGGAAGAGCTGGCTGAGCGCATGCTGATGCCGGAAGACAAGATCCGTAAAGTGCTGAAGATCGCCAAAGAGCCAATCTCCATGGAAACACCAATCGGTGATGATGAAGATTCGCATCTGGGTGATTTCATCGAGGATACCACCCTCGAGCTGCCGCTGGACTCTGCGACGACCGAGAGCCTGCGTGCTGCAACGCACGACGTTCTGGCTGGCCTGACCGCCCGTGAAGCAAAAGTGCTGCGTATGCGTTTCGGTATCGATATGAACACCGACCATACGCTGGAAGAAGTGGGTAAACAGTTCGACGTTACCCGCGAACGTATCCGTCAGATCGAAGCGAAGGCGCTGCGTAAACTGCGCCATCCAAGCCGCTCTGAAGTACTGCGTAGCTTCCTGGACGATTAATCGATCCTGTCAGTGAAAAAGCTCCCTTTGGGGAGCTTTTTTTTTGCATTTTCTCCGCCCCTCAGGAACAAGCAAACACCGCCCTACAGCCCACGCACAACCAGGGCCTCATCCAGTTCCCGATACGCCTCCACCAGCTTATCCAGCGTAGCCCTGTTAAGCCCGCTCGGGTTCGGTAGCACCCACACCTGCGTGACGCCAATAGTGATGGCCTGTTTGCCCCACTGCGCACCGCGCTGACTGAACGCCTGTTCGTAAGCCTGCTTGCCCAGGATGGCCAGCGCTGCCGGCTGATAATCTTCAATCTTCTTAATCAGCTCCCGCCCACCGCTGCGCAGTTCATGCAGGTTCACCTCACTCGCCTGTACCGTGGGCCGCTCGACCAGCATGGTAATCCCGCAGCGCGTATCCAGCAGGTGCTGCTCCTCTTCAGGCTTCAGTAGCCTGTCGGTAAACCCGGCCTGGTAGATAACCTTCCAGAAGCGATTCCCCGGATGGGCAAAGTGAAAACCGGTGTGCGCCGAGGACTTCCCCGGGTTAATCCCGCAAAACACCACCCGCAAGCCCGGGGCCAGAATATCGTTGATCATCTCTACTCCCATTGATACATCCTTATGGAAGTATAAAGGATTGATTATGCATTGTTTATAAAAACAGCAGGCAGGTGTGAATGGCTGGATTGCTGAAGGGAGTTCCTCTATAATTCACCGCCACGGCCCCTTAGCTCAGTGGTTAGAGCAGGCGACTCATAATCGCTTGGTCGCTGGTTCAAGTCCAGCAGGGGCCACCAATTTTTTCCTTTTAAATCAAGATAATAGACAAGAACTCACTGTTCTGCTTTTTATATTTTTCTCAAGCTGCCCCCTTTTTGCCCCCTCACATTCTCATTGGGTGGTCAAATGAAGCATGGTTACATACTCAAAATTCTTTCGGATCGCTGCTTAACGACTGCTTTTCACTAACTTTGAGAGATGAAGACACTTCATGGATAAATTAATTTTGCTCGTCAACCATCCTTTGGACGGGCTGATGCTTTTGATCGGCGGTGCGATAGCCTCTATCTTTGGTACTGTCATAAAAGACGGCATTTTGAAAATTTTAAGCCTTTTCTCCTCAAAATTTAAAAAAAGGAGAATGAGCATCCGTAGAAATTTGCATCAGCTAGCTCACCTGTTGATGCAGGACTCAACTTATATGTCATTGTACCTATTCAGAACAGTACGTATGTCTGTGCTTTGGAGTACATACCTTTTACTCTGCATTCTTGTAAGTAATTTGATGTATCAAAAGTTAGATTTTTTTGAAGTCAAATCTTCTCTTGGACTCGAAATGCCGTCCTTTACGGACTTTAGCAATAGTGATGTGGTTTTAGTTCATTTCTTGATGGTTAGCATACTTGTAACGGCTTACTTAGTTTTTTCATGTGGGTATAAGGTATCTAACCAGTTGCGCATTATTCAAAAAGCCCTACAGATAAGAGCAAGACAACTTCGATTTGACCATATACTTAAGTAGTTGATTTTCAGCAGGATGGTTGAAGAATGCTATTAAGTATGACAATTCATCTCTAACAGAAATGGTTTTTGTGTCTTTTATATTTTACCCATGTAATCAATAACTTATATAGTGCCATTATTCCATATGGCGACAAAGATTAAAGGTTTTATTCAAAAGGACTAACGATCTATGAGTAACGCGACTACGCAAACCTTAGATGCACAGAAACTTTATGAAAATGCCATTGCTTCAATTCAGTTAGGACTAGAAGACTTCCAGCTTTCACAAAAACCCTCAGAAGAAGGTGGCAATCCTGCACGTACTCTTTCTTCAGTGCGGAATCTTTATGCAGGGATGCTTCTCCTTTTCAAATACAGAATTGCCATATCGGTTGAGTCAGAAGATGATGCCTATCAACTTATTCACAATCCTCCACACAAAATCCTTCCGCATCCAGATGGTGCCGGGGGTGTTGAATGGAAGCCGGATGGAAAATTCAAGCAAACAACGATAGATGTTTCTGGGATTGCAGAGCGCTTTGAAAAATTCAAGATTGCAGTGGACTGGGAAGCGATAGGTAAATTGCAGTTTTGCCGGAATGAACTGGAACATCTTCATCCTCGTAATACATTTGGTGAATTAGCTGGCTTTGTTGCAGAACTGTTCCCTGTCCTGAGCGATTTTATCACCAATGAACTTGATGAAGTTCCTCAAGAAACATTAGGCCATTCCTGGGAGATAATGCTTGCTCATCAGACCTTCTATAACCAAAAGGCTGCGGAATGCAAAACATCCTGGGAGGAAGCTGGCATTCCCGAAGGTATGTTTGAGTTTTTAGAGGAGTGTGGATGTGGGGAATGTGGCTCTAAATTACTTAGAGCTTCCCAACGTAGCTTGGAAGATGGGTATAGTGTTGACCGTGACGAAGAAAAGTTTAATTACCAATGTATATCATGTGGATATATTGACCTCATAGCTCCCATGCTACTGGAAGAATTTGATAAAGAATTCTTTTATTGGCCTCCTGACGGAGAAGAACCAACATATGAGGGATGCTATAACTGCCGTCATGATACTTTTGTAATCGGCGAGCAAAGTTGCCGTTGGTGTGAACACACCCTCGATTATACTGAGTGTAGCTTATGTGGCGCAGCCTTAATGCAAGATGACCAAGATAATGATGGGTTGTGCGGAGATTGTAACTATAGGATGCATAAGGATTAATGACCTTCTTCACCGCTCCTTGGCCTAAAGAAAAAACCGATTCAAAGGATTTTAAGTTTGGTTTTTTCAGTTTCGAAAATCCGCGCTAAACCTCCGTAATGTGCACCAGCGCTGGGTTTTCAAAATACACTAGGCCAAACACCCGGCAAATTGGATCGTCGAAAATTCACGTAAAATTAAAAATCCCATTATTTATCTGGTTGTTAGATTTTCCGCAAGATCCATTCTTGATCCTTAAAACTGAAAAAAGCTGAAATTCTTTTCAATCTTTTCAGTTCTGGTTTTACGCAAAGCCGCCAGCACTGGCGCGGTCTGGCGGTCTGGTTTGTAGAAAAATAAAACTGAAAAATTTTTATGATCCAAAAACCGCAGGCGGGTGCGGTGTAGTGCGATTTTGGTCTGCGAAAGATTTTTTTGGCCATGCTGTGACGCGCCAGCGCCCTGCTGTGCACACGATCTGTTTTAAGGGTGGCTCTGAGTGCCTTAAAAGGCTGAACGCGGCAGAGCGCCGCTGGCAGCGCGTAGCGATAGCCGCTTGTGAGGTAAGAAAAGAGATATCCCCGCCAGGGGATGAAGGGCATAAAAAAACCCGCTTTCGCGGGTTATGATCTGGACGGGTTTACTTGCCAATCACCGGGGAGTATTTGCCGTTCAGCGTGTCCGCTTTCGTTCCGGTGTTCCGGATGGCTCCCGCGTTGGTCGGTGCTCCCGTATTGCTGTGCGTGTGGCTTGCCGTTTGCTCTGCCAGTTCTTTCACCACGTCGAGCGTGTCGAGCATCAGCTGTGCCACGTTGATTGTGCCAGAGCCAATCCACACTACCGGGGCAATAATTTGCTGCTGAACGGCCGCCACGCTTTTACGTATCTGGCCAATTTTCTCGATCAGGTCTTTACCCGTTGTGACTGTCTGGCTCCCGGCGATGTCCGTTTCATCATTGCCGCCGATACTCGCCACGCGGTTATTTACTGCCTGGCTGTAATCACCCGTGCATACCTGCTGAATGGCTCCGGCCAGCAGTGTGGACGTGCCCAGTACGGTAATCTTATCCGTGGCCTTAACCGTGGTTTCGCGGCTGACCAGCTCCCGCTGTTCCGTATCGGCTTTAACCACTCGCGCCATAGAAGTTTCACTGATCGTCTGGTCTGTCTGCCTCACCCAGTCACCCGCCTGGGTGACGCGCTGCGACACTTCCGCACGCTGCTGTTGCAGCTGTTCGCCTGGCTGGATATCAGGGAGGCTGGTTCCGTCCGGCACGGTCTGCCGCACAAACGGCTTATCCGGCCGTCCGCCAGTGAAAGCGATCTCTACCAGAGTTCCTTCGGGCGGAAACTGAAACATCCCCGAATCATTACCCGCCATAGGAACCGGCAGCGGTACAGCAGAGTAAACAGGCGTGTCTTTATCCGGGTTGCCGTCCGCGTCCAACAGCTGCACATCAACCGCATAACGGGGACGGAACGGATCGGAGAAATTGCCACTTTTAACCGCCTCAACGGGATTCATCACGCGGCCAAACTTGGGCAAATGCAGTCCTGACGCCAGCTCCGGATAATGACTTTCAATCTGGCGCTGAACGGGCGTTTTTTGCAATGCCTTACCCGTGGCACGGTTGCGGGGTGTCCAGGTAACGGCCATCGTGTCATTTTGCAGGTGGACTTTTGTGACCCTTTCCCCGTTCAGCTCCACGCCGGGGCGCAGACTCTGCACCAGGGGAAGTGTCATTGAGTTCCCCCCTGCCGCCCCCTGATTAAATTCATGGGGGATCTCAATTGGTCGATCAGCAAACAGGGCTTTTTCCGCTCCACCTGTATAAACCCCGCCGTCCGGCAGCTGATACCAGACGTAATCCGTAATGCCAAAAGCCTGTCCCAGATTATCCAGCAGCTGATATCCCGTGCCACTGTGGGTGAAATGTGGGATCGGACGGTCTGAGTAATCAGCATCCGGCACGCTGAAGGTCAACCCGCTTTGTTCTGTCAGCCAGCTGGCCACATCGCGCAGCGTGGGGTGCTGGAAGGAACATGGCCAGAGGCGTTCGAATACGCCGACCAGCTCGCGGACAAACAAACGCTGAAAGCCGTTTTCAGCAGGTTGTGAGCGTTCCACGTACCCGGTAAACCAGCGCAACACCAGATCGGTGTAACCCACATCAAGACGCACCAGTTTCCCCGTATAGTCCTGCGTCGTCCCGGCAGTAATAAACCCGCGGCCGCAGCTGTTCAGCTCCAGCACCAGGCTGGCATCAGCCAGGTGAATTTCATCCGTTGAAAGGTACAGGCGTTTAATCGGCTTCATTTTTATCCCAGTGCATCATTCACGGGCTTGAGCACCTTACGTTCAAACCACGTCAGTTTTTCTTCATCCTCGCCAGCGGCCTGGCCACCGTTCTGGCCGCCGCCACTTCCCGCCGTTTGCTTCACGGCTTTGGTTTTGCCGCTTGCCCTGGCCTCACGTTTTTCCTGCACGCTGATATGTTCGGTCAGAGTGAACGTCACAAGCCAGGACATGCGCCCGTCCTGCGGCGGCGCGTCCAGGGTTCCGGTGAACGTCGCCTCACGAAAATTCACAGCTCGCGCTGCCTCATGTGCAACCCGGTATTTCTGGCGCTGGCCGCTGGCATCCGTAGCGCTGCCCAGCTCAAAGATACGCCGCAGGATCTCCGGATTTTTATACGGAATTTCGCCTGAAACGCGCAGCTCCTTGCCTTTGATGCCCTGCTCGGATTTCGTGGTTGCACTCGTCTGGCCGGACTGGTCTTTGTCCTGGAATTGCTGAGAAACGGTCACGCGCATGTTCTTCAGCAGAATAGCTTCGCCATTAAGCGCCAGTGTCGGGTTCGAGGTCATGGATCATTCCTTTTATGCCATCGAGATTGTCGCCAACCAGCATCATGGCGGCGGTGTACACGGAGGACTGAAGCGGAATCCCTTTTACCAGCTCCAGAAGTGTGGAGGGCAGATCGCCACTGGCGGTAAATACCCATGCCCTGGCGCTTTTCCCCTGTAATTGCGCCAACCCGCTGGCTATGCCAGAAATCAGGCTTTCACGCTGCTGTGTAAACTCACCCATCAGCTTTTTTACACCCGTCAAATCCGCCACGGCTGCGGCTTCCTGCTGGGCTTTTTTCACCGCTGCGGCCGCCAGAGCAGTGCGGCTTGTCGGTACTGAAAGCGGGATCGCCGCTGGCAAACTTTGACTGTATTTCGCCGGAATTTGCATCTTCTCCGCAGCCAGGTGTGCGGCGGACTGCGCCAGTCTCCGCACCTGGGTAAATGCCGGGCTGGGGAATACATCCACAAGCTTGTTCAGGCTGGCCATAAAGCTGTCATGCGTCTGTCCAGAAACCATCATGATCACAATATCAGCCGCCCCGCCTGTTCCGGCCAGCTTGTCAGCCAGGTAATTGACGGCATTTACCGGGCTGAGATAAGCGCCGTTTTCTGTCTGCTGCCCAACCCCGTACACCCAGGGATGCACCGGGATAACGGAACAATTCAGCGCGGCCACTGAATCACTGAAGGCTATACGTGCTTCACGCCACATTGCCAGGCACCTCTGGCCAGTCAATATCCGGCGCTGCGGTAACGTCTACCCGATTTAACAGCACGCGGTAAATTTTCCATGCAGGTAGAAGCGCATTTTCCTCGGCTGTCGCCATACCCAAATCTACAGAGTCCTGCAAGGTGGAAATTGCAGTGGTAGCGGCATTCATAAGGCGCGATTTATCGGCTTGCGCTCTGGTTTCAATTTCGGCCTGACTCAATTCCCGCGCAGTAATTTTTTCACCATCAAATATCCACTTACCTGCACCAACTTCAAAACCATCAGGTACTTTTTTGCTTTCAATCCCGGCCACAGAACAATTAACCGGCCAGAGTCGTGATGCATCCATTTCGGCGCAACAAATCACCCCATCAGAATCAAACATTATCTTGAGAGAGTTATCACTAAATTCCTTTTGCGCTTCATACCAGTCCATACCGTCAGCAGATACTAAAAATAAAACATTTTCCGGGAGTTCATCCGACTCCGGGTAGTAAGGAATAAAATTTTTGAATATTTTCATGACTGAGCCACCGTATACCATGTTCCGTTAACCTGTTTTTGCAACGGACGCATCACAATATAATCGCCATCACCATCAACCTGTCCTTCAATCTGAAGTCCCGTTATAACGTTACCTGAAACTTCATACATTCTTCCCCTGGCCATTAATTGATAACTTCGCGCTCCCAGGCGGAAATCCTGAAGATATCGCGCATTGCTCTCTGCTTTTGTATAAGCCTGGCCAGCTGGCGTATAACTCCCCTTTGGCTGGAAACGTCCGTCACTCTCTGCTTTTGTATATGCCTGTCCTGCTGGGGTATAACTCCCCTTTGGCTGGAAACGGCCGTCACTCTCTGCTTTGGTATAAGCGCCAGTCTTTGCCATATACCCGTTATCAGATTGCGTCTTTGTGTAGTAACGCGCATCAAAACTAGCGTAATTCGCCAGCGTCAGTTTATTTATGGTAATATCGCCATTCGTGAGGTTAACCATAAAAGGACGCAAACTATTATAGTTACCCAGTGGATCGCCTGAGTTTGTTAGCATCAAATATAGGCTTGAGCCATCATTACGCCAGAACGTACCGAAATTACCATAAGCAATACGTAATCCATTAGCAGCTCTTGAAATAACCTCACCATTGGAAGTAATTCCACCACTGAAATTAGCCACACCATTAAAGCTAAAGCTCACAGAACCATCTTTATTGCGCTGTGAATAAAAATGATACCCACTGGCATCTTTAAACTCTAACACTGTCGGCCTGTCAGCATTCCCCCATAAAAGCAGTGAACCGTTAACTGTTGAAGAATTCTGGGAGCTAATTTCAAACCTTCTTCCATTTCCCACCGAAAGCGTGCCATTTACTACCGTATTACCTGTTACCGTTCCACCAGTTATCGGCAACGCCCCTACATCTCCTGCTGTTGGCTTATGGGTAGTGTCATACACCCATGACCAGGCTGTCCACACTCCGCCATAGAGCGTGCGGATATAATGCCGGGAGTTGTTGTACACCCTGTAAATCTGAGTTATTCCGGCGTGCTTATAGACTTCCAGCGAGCCAGCATTTGGCTCAGGGTAATTATTCCCGGTTGCGGCTTGTGCATTGGCTGGCTGGTAATAAAGTCCCGGAGTGGTGAATGTATTCAGATCAGCAGCATCACCAATACCCACTGTCTGGCCGTTAAAAATATCCTGCGCGGTAACGTTGATATCACCAGTTAGCGCGCGGCCATTAATTTTACGACCTGACGGTACACGCCCGTTTGCATTGTCATTTGCAGCCTTAACCGCTTTCGGTGTGGCCGCAAGCGTCTCTGAAACGCTATCCAGGGCGCTGCTGAGTTGCGTAAAGCCTTTGGCCGCCGTGGTTGCATCCGGATGATTACGTGACTGCTCATGCTTTTTCAGCGCATCACTGGCGGCCTGTTCGTTAAGCGTACCTTTAGGGCGCAAATCGGTAATATTGCCGTTTGCATCGATACTGGCCACGGCAAACACATAGTGCTGCACACCATTTTGAACGTAATCTGCCAGTGAAGCCGCCACGGTGATTTTGCTGGCCACGCCCCAGGCACTCGTCAGCGTTCCCGTCCATGCCACATCCAGCCAGACCTTTACGGGCTTCGTAGTTACCGTAATGTTCTGGTTAGCGGCCAGCTGTGCGCGCAAGCCGCGCACATAACCGGCCCCGGCTGTCACGAAGTATTGTGAGCCGCTTTTTGCGACAAGCCAGCCATTCCCCATGAAAGCCGCCGCGCCGTAAAGGTCAATATTTTCCAGTCGCTGGCGTTCATCCATCCCGGCCATACGGGCGGTGAAGTCAATCTGCCAGGTTTCCGCTGGCGTGTTGATTCCGGTTTCAACCTGCGCCCCGTTGTACTCCATCAAAAACGAACGGGTGAGCACATTGCCCTGCTGGCCATCTTTCGTTTTCAGCTTCTGCTGTAGCGGCGCATGTACAATCATGGCCAGCGTATTGCTCGCCTTGTTAATCAGGCCGATCCAGTTAAACGAAAAATCACCCACTTCCGCGCCCAGTACAACGGAATGAACAACGGCATTTTCATTAACCACGCCCTTACGGCTGACGGCCTGGCGGTGAACGATTTGCGCGGCAGGTGGCAGCGTTTCGCTGCGGTCAATCGGCTTACTGGCATCCAGCCCCGGCACGTTGGCAAACACAAATTCATCCAGCAGTACGGGTTCACCCGTTACCGCCTGGCTGGCTTTCCACTGCTCAAAGGCCAGTGTGATAGCTGTCTGTGACATAAATTCTCCCTATAAGCTTGCGCTAAACGTTGCGCCGCTGGCTTCCGTGCTGTTCATGCGTGCCGGATAAACCACATATTCCCCCTGATCCCATCCCGCCCGGATAGCCAGGCTTTCAGACGTGATCACTTCAAACTGATAACGGCGGCAGGTTCGCCCGTACTGCCGGATTATCTGAATCATCAGCTGCGTGTTGTCTGCAATCTGGCTGTCCGTGACGCGCACCATGATCACGTCCCAGTCAATGCCCGGCTGGCGTTCAACCAGCTCCACGTAACCAATCCCCAGCCGTGAAAAGATGTTAATGAACCCCTCAACGGAACCCGCATCACGCGCATTGATGAAGGCATACGCCACGCGCTTGCGGTACAGGCTCAGCGGTTCGCCACTGAAGCGGCTTATGTCACGGTCATACGCGATTAAATTGAGTACCGGTTCAATGCAGGTCAGCGGATCAAACTGCCGCAGTGGCCACGTTATCCAGCTGTACACTTCAGCCCAGAACGTCCTCGCCGTGCGCAATAAAGCCAGTGGCTCACCTTTATTCATCCAGGACGGCAGCGCCATGCTGGCCAGCTTTTTGAGAAAATCAGTCATCTTTCAGGCTCACCGTTAAGGAGTTAAGCCGCGGTACGCTCAGTTCGCTGGTGATATCCTTCAGCGAAAACTCTATGGAATCCGAATCCGGGAAGGTTTTGTGCACCTCACGCCCCAGCTGCGAAAACGAAAAGCGGGAATATGGCCATGTTTTTTTCACGTCATAATCCGTGTTTTCCCTGAAGGCGCAGCGGATCAGGTTTTCAATCCCTTTCTTCAGCGCGTCCTGCTGTTCCGCTTCAAGGTTGCCCAGGTTTCTGACATACACCGTCACGTTCAGATCGTGGCGGGTTTCCGGCATGGCAAAACACTGCATATCATCCCCGTGGCCGTGGTGGCCTTGCGTGTTGATATAGTCATTAACCGCGTCAATAAACGGCTCAGACGTTACCCCGCTATCCAGCAACAGATACGCATTCGCTGTACCCGGACCACGGGGCGCATCATGGAGAAAGAAAATCCGCTCAATACTCAGTCCGGCCACGCTGGCAATCATCGAACGGTAAACCGCGTCCGTGTGATAGTTCCCCACAAGGTTGAACTGGTTCCGGCAGCGCTCGCGCAGCTCGTCATCGCTTTCTTCGTCCGCGCCCGGCACGGTCAGCCAGTCCTCTTCACTGGCCACATGGCTGATACCGTCCACGGCCACGGGCAAAATACGGTAATAGCCCGGCGCAAGGTTGTACGCCCCGCCCGTTCCGGTGGCTTTGACGGCAAGCAAAGCGCTTGCCGTGCCGGACGGGATCACCACATCGGCCACGGTGGCCATGGCGTAAACCTTGCCGTTAATCCTTTCGGTCTGGACTACCGTTCCCGCCTTCACGGTGACGGCCTGTTTTGAATCTTCCTTGTAAAAACGGAGCACGCCTTCCGCCGCGCTGGCAGGTTTAGCCGTGACGTTCACCGCCCAGGCCAGCAGACGCAGCATCTGCCCACCCGCAGTGGCCACAAACATATTGGCCATAACCACCGACACCAGCGCATCCTTCAGCCACATCACTGGCGCGGTCACAATGGCGGTAATGAGCCGCCAGAACGGAGACATGCGCGACGTGTTGGTAATCAGCCCTTCCTGCGTGGCGATGGCGTTGAAGCGGGTGCGCACCGCCTCTTCCGTAACGGGCATCCCGCTGGACTTCACCACCTCTTCAAAATCAACCTGCGGCTTTTCCGTCATAAATCCACCTGCGCCGATATTCCGCCAAAGTCATACGTGCTCGCTGTCACCCATAAGCGCTTCTGACTTTCCTCACTCACTTCCACCGTGCCTGGCACAATGCGTTCATCCTCTTCAATCAGCAGCTCCAGCTGCGTGAAGATATCCGCGCGTAACGTCGGGCTACGCTCGCCAACCAGCTGCGTGGCCAGACCGCTTTCCAGAATGCTGTGAATAATGTCCTGCCCGATACTTTTGCGGTTATTACACAGTTCAGGCTCTTTTCCGGTATTCAGAACAAAGTTTCCGTTTTCAATCAGCAGATCGATGTAAAGCAAATCACTCATGGGTTTAGCTCCTGCCACTCCTGCAACTGTCCCGGTGAAAGCGTTTCTTTCGGATAGATATTCACCGTGTCAATTTTGCGGCTGTTGTCCGTAACAGATTTTGAATTGCTGTTTATGGTTTTACTGATCCCGCCACGCTCAACGCCTTTAAGCTCACCACCTGTTAAAAGCACATTCGGGGCGGTTACTGGCGGCGGCTCCGGTAATAACGTGTTTTGCGTTAACTGCTGCGTAATATTCCCGCCATACTCGACCTGTTTTATTTCAGGTGAAGCAATCGCAGACTGTTCAATCTGTTTAGGATTGAAGGGGATTCCCTTATTTGCTCCCGAACCTGAATCAGCAGCCAGGGCAATATCCACGCCCGGAATTTTATTCAGCTTTTCAATAATCCAGTTGTACGTTCCGGTAAATGAACCTTTCAGGGTGTCCCATAATTTCCCGAACACACCCCCGATCACGCTGGCCATTTTTTCAAAGGAGGCAACAGGGGAATTAATATCAAAGGCGTTAACCACATCACCCCAGCCCTCAATAACGATCCCGAACATCTCAATGACCGTCTGAATGGAACGATAAACCAGCTCCAACGGAGTCAGAACCAGGCCAACCGCCCCCGCCACGACACGGCCAAAGGTTTCCCCCGCGCTGGTCACGCCAGCCAGTTTTTCCCCGGTCATTTGTACCGGGGAAAGCAGGTTCCCAAACCAGCCAAACAGCGTTTTCACGCCGTTCCAGACCCAGCCCACCGCCGTGGCGATGCCGCTGAACAGCCCTTTAAACGGAGTCAGTGCGCCACTGGCCTGGCTGAAACCACTGATAAAACCGCTGACGAACGCCTTGATCGGTTGCCAGAACTTAATGACCGCCAGCACCACGCCAGCAATGGCCAGAGCAACGGCCGCAATCGGGGCAATCATCAGTAAAAACGAGGCAGAACCCACACGGGCGGCAATACTGGCGGCCAGCAGTGCGGCACGCAAACCCCGCAATCCGGCAGTAAACAGCCGCGTCACGGCGTTACTGGCGAGCATTGCCAGACGATTGAGTCCCAGCAGTCTGGCCACGGGTGCCAGCACCTTCGTCATGCCCATCATCACAAACGTACTGACGCCCATCACTATATTGGCGATGGCTCCCACGGCGGCAAAACTCAGCAGCGCCAGCGCGGCATAACCCACAACCCGCGCGATGTTGGGAAACAGCTGCATCCAACGGGAAAAGGTCTGCCCCATATCTGCCAGGCGATTCAACAGCGGATACAGCACCGGGATCAGCGTCAGGCCAATGACGGTTTTAATGGCCGTCAGGATGGCAATGAAGCGATCCCACGGTTTCACCATTCTGGCCGCCATTTCCTGGGTACGCTTCAGCCCGTCAGCGCCGCCCAGCTCGGTAATATTCCGCTGAAGTAGCGCCACGTTGCCATACAGCTGCTTAACCACCGCCGAACTGTCCCCAAAGGCTTCATCCAGCTCCGCCTGAGCCTTCAGATTCCCTTCTAGGCTTTTGCCATATTTGCCCTGTAGCTTTGCCAGCATTTCAGGCATGGACAGCATTTTTCCGGTAGCGTCAGTGAAGGACAGCCCAAGCTTTTTAGCGCCATCTATCGCGCCCGTCATAAAGCCTTCGTAAGCGCTGCTCGCTTCCGTTCCCAGCGTGCGGCTGAGTTGTCCCAGCACGGCCAGCTGTTCATCCAGCCCGACACCGTAGTTTGTCCCCACGCCGCGCGCACCTTCCATCAGGTCTTTGATCGTGGCCATTTCCGCGCCGAACGTCTTGCGCATGTAAACCATCTTTCCGGCCAGCTGTTCAGCGAACTGCACTTTGCCCAGGCGTGCGGCATCAGACGAAAAGTTACCGAACATCTGTCCCATAAATTCCGACGTTTCCGCCGCGGTTGATTTCATGGCAAACGCCAGGACGTTGGCAACCTTAGTCACTTTCGGCAGTTCATTCCCGGTCAGCCCGGCGATGGCCGCATTGATTGATTCAGTGGACTGAACAAACGCCACCGCACTTGCGCCGTATGTCGTGCTGAAAGTCAGCGCGTCCCGCTTGACGGTTTTTAACGCAGAATCGTCGATACCTTTTGCGGCCGCCTCATTCAGCGCGTCATACATTTCTATGGCCGGAGACAACGCGCCTTTGATGGCCATTCCCGTTCCGGCCAGCGCCAGCACGCCGCCGCCAATCTTCGTAAACGCTGCCGTCGATTTTTCCGCAAAGCCGGTCACATTGTTCTGCACCTGTTTTAACGGGCGGGACAATTTATCAATCAGGCTTAATGTAAAATCTAACTGTTTCATTCATCGCCTTTAAAAGCAGTGCTTATTCCGTTTGCAACAGCAATACGCATATTTTCCCACTGACGGTTATCCAGCCAGACAGCGGCGGCGATATCGTCAATGGAATCTTCCCCGTGGGGTAAATAGTGGCGGCGCAAAATTAAATACTGATCGAGTCCGTTTCTCTCAATAGCCCGGACTCGCTTTGTCAGTTTTTTACTTCAATTTCCAGCTCAGGCGCGTAAATTTCATTTACTTTGCCAGCCAGCTGCATTGCTGCACCCGGACGTTTTAAAAGCTCGGCCAGCGTGTCTTTACTTTCTGGCTCCACAATACGGTTCAGGTAGTTATGCGCCGGGGCAACCTTGTTATCCATCGCCATTTCGTTAATGAATTTGTTATAGGCGGTCTGGTTAGGCGCGAAAACAATTTCCTTACCACATACAACCAGATTAATTTTCTGTTCCATTTAATACGCTCTCTCGTTTATTTATTTCATCAATCAGCGCGTTATGACGTGCTGCACACACAGAATATAAATCCTGATATTCAATAGCAGGGGCAGCAATATCCGCCCCGGTATTACCTTTAATGCGCGGAAGATTTTCCGTTGGGCATTTTCGCTTCAGGTTTTCCTGATAAGGTACGTTCGGTATTGTCGACGGTTGCGTTATACAACCGGATAAAATCATCAGACACGCAAACGTTAGTGAAAACCGGCTTAAGAATTTCCGTCCTGATTTCCTTCGGTCTGCCACTCTCCAGCGCCTCCAGCTTATCTTCCAGCCCCCTGGCGGATTCGCTGGCAATTTCCAGCATCGCCTTTTGGGACTTGTTACCCGCAACCTGCGCGGCGGAGTTGATCGCCAGCTCCAGGCTGTCACGCCGCCAGTCAGCGGTCAGCCAGCCCCAGACAAACGCCAGCGCAACCACAACCAGCCACTGGCCGTTTGTCATCAGCGCACCCCGTTATGTTCCAGACTGAAGTGATTACCGTCCGGACGGGATTTAAAGCGGCCGCCCCACGTACCGCCCAGCGATTCCCAGTATTCACCCAGCGGGAGATAATCGGCGGTGTCTGTTTTGTACTGGCCATTCACGAACAGATTAAAGTCCACGGCCAGGCGCTGGGTATGCAGACTGTTGGTGATACCGCTGCCTTTTTTAGCGTTAAGCGCGGCCTGTTCCGGCGTGCGGTACGCCTCGCCAAAGGTCAGGCGATAGCCGTGCTCTTCAGCCCAGTGGATCAGACTGGCCACCATCACGGTAAACAGCTGCTGCTTTTCACTCAGTGTCATTGTCACTACCCTCCTTTTTCCCCAGAGCCCTGCGGCGCAGGTAAATCTCAACTACCTGATAACCTGCAATAGCCAGCACCGTTCCCAGCCCATTGATAGCCAGCGGACTGGCATTAGGTATCTGGAACAACGCAGCACCCGCAACAACCGAAACCAGGCCACCGAGAATCAAGCGCCCAAAGAACAGACGCGGTGTGATTACATCGTCACTGGTCAGTAATTTCCCCAGCGCGACAAGCAGCCCGATGGTGATCAGGGTGTAAAAGCTCTTTTCATGTTCCTGCATCCCTGCCCCTTAACCGATCAAGTTTTCCGTGGCTTCCGCTTCCAGATACGGAACGCCGTTGATGTTTACGAACTTTGGACTGGTCACAAAGTATTTGATTTTGTGCGTGGCCACGCTGCCACCCTTCGGATCGATATCCAGCAGGTTACTCAGCTGAAGTTTGCAGCCGAACGTCTCCACCTTGACTTCCTCATTACCGGCTTTGGCATAGAAGAGGAAATCCACGGGCTCAATACCGCGCCAGGAACCCGCTGATCGTGCTTTGGCCGTCAGCACGCTCAGCACTTTGGAACTGACTTCAATTTCACCCTCTGCGGCCACATCACCATCAACGTGACCATCCGGTACGCCACGGGTCTGCGCGGCGGCGCTGTTGTCCGTGATATCGAGAGAAATTTTTTCAATGTGGATCAGATCGCCGTCAACGTAAGAATCAAACGACATTCCCGAAATACGCTTACTCATGCGACGGCCTCCAGGCTGGCATCCAGTAACAGACTAATAGTGATTTGCAGCGGCACTTCCCAGGTGCGCACCACAATGTAAATCTCCACCGCCTTTTTGTTCTTCCAGACAATGGTTACATCACCATCCTGCGGCGGCTTCACTTCGCCGGGGAATGAAACCCCGTTGATGTTTGCTGCTGTGGACATTTCGCGCAGTGGCTTCGCAAACAGCGTCTGGTGTGCGGCAATGCTGCCTGGCGTGCTGTTAAGCGAACGGTCTGCAATCTTGCCAATGGCCAGCAGACGCACCCGGCGTGCGGCTTTATCGGCCACGCGCAGCGTTTCGATGGACTGATAATCACCCCCTTCCACGTCCAGCGTGCGGCCGTCTGACCAGTAGAACCCGTCATAATCCGGATACCACATTGGCACACTGAAGCGCTGCGCCTCCAGCGCCTGAAGCGTGGCCAGTTCCAGCACCGCGCCTGTGCCATCCAGCGGCAGCTCATCGCTGCCCAGACTGACCAGCGCCCCCGTTTTTACGCGCGCCGGGCTGTCCGCCACGGTGACAGCACGGCTGCACAGACGGCCAGCCAGCACGCCAGGTTCGTTCCCCCAGAGGCGGGGAACCAGCTGCACCGCCTTTTCCGCAATGCCAGCCTGAAGGGTGGACATACGCACAAGGTAATCCGCCTGCCCCTCTTCATCCTGCATTCCCTGCGTGGCCAGAATGAACCATACCCAGCGGCCATACTTCGCGATCAGATCCGCACGTAACGTAATAGCCTGGTTAATTTCCGCCTTCGTTGAGATGTCATTGCTCAGCACCACGCCTTCAACCGAGCACGACACCTGCGCAGCCAGCACCGCTTTAACCCATGCCTCCGGCTCGCTGTCAGCAGCCAGCACATGGACGAACCCCCACCAGTTCTGGCCAGCATTCGACACCGCAGCCAGCACGTCACTTTTTAACTGGCTGTCAGCCTCACCCAGAAGCGCGTCAAAATCGCTCTGTGTGTTCACAGCCAGGGTCTTGCCCGTATTTTTGGTTCCCGTACCGATAAACAGCACCGCGCGTTCCACCTCATTGGTTTCGCCCAGTAGCTGGTTTACCTGGTTAACGGTCACATTTGGCCAGGTCATGTTCTCCCCCTGATATCCTGCGCATTCACATCCCAGCCAAAGCCGATGGCCTGAAGCTGGCGTGCCAGCGCCTTGTTAAAGTCCTCATCACCCATTCCCAGAAATACGCGGGAAGGGAGATCGATAGTCCAGCTTGTTTTGACGGCCTTGCCGCTTAACTTCCGGATAAGCAACCCCGCCTGTGCGTATGGCATTTCGCTGGTTATTTCCCGGATAGTGGGCTTTTTCCAGCGCTTCCCCCGGCGCACCCGGTAGCCCAGCGCCCGCAGTTTTTTTCCCTGCGCAGCGGTGGCCATCTTGCCTGGCTGTGCCTTCCCTGGCTGGCTTGCACGACTCACCCGGACGCGCATGCCGTTTTGCTGCGAATAGCCCACCGTGCCAGCGGGTACAGGCGTTTCCCCGTTCCGGTAGCCGCCACCCTGCAAGTAAATCCGCACAGCCTGAATCTCAGGCATTTCCCGGATATGCAGCAGTTTCGGCATGTTGCGCAGCATCTTCCCTTTGCGCTTTGTTTTGCGTCCTGCCCAGCCTTCCCCGTCCGGCGTTTCCTGGTTCCGCACGTTGCGTTTGGCGGCGGCAATAACGCCATATTTCGCCATTCGCCACAGCAGCCGCTGCCGTTTTTTTGGCGGCAGCTCCATGCTGGCCAGCGCCTTTTTCAGCTCCGCCAGCTGGCGCTTGTTAAGCTCCCCTCCGGCAATCACGACGCATCGCCCACAGGCGCACCGGATTCATCCACGCCGTAAATCGTTGCGGTCAGCGCCGTCCAGATCTCCGGCTCAACCAGCGACCAGCGCTTTCCCTGCCAGGGGATTAACCCCTTTTCGTCCTCACGGATCACCAGCTCTTCCGCCATGGGAACCGTCAGGACAATATCGGCGGTCTCTTCATCGGCCACCGACACATCCCACTGCGGATCGGCCTCAGTTACCCCGATTTCGTCCAGTAATTCCCGGTCTGCCTCATCGAGCCAGGCAGCCATCAGCGACATAAGCAGCTGCGGCGGACACAGGCGATACGGGAAACGCTCCCAGCTCAGTACCGCGTCATAGCGGATCACCGCCTGGCGGTACTGCCCCAGCCCCATATCCTTTGCAGCCGGTACGAACTCCATTTCATCCACTACGCTGTCAAACGACTGCATCGCACGGGCTGGCACGTTGCTGGTAAAGAACGCCGTCAGGTTTTCAAGCTGTGTCTGGCTCATACTTTCTTCACCGTTGCCCTTTTCAGCCCCTTCATGCGGCGGATCACAACTGACGCCTCTGCCAGCAATCCTGCGCGGGTTTCCGTGCTTTCCTGGCCTGGGTGAGAGTCACGCCGCCCAACGGTGGCAAACTCCCCTAACAGGTCCGCTTTTGCCCTGGCAAAAACCGCCTTCATGTACTGCGCACAGAGGGCGTTTAACTCCCCCATCCGTGCCCCCGGCGCGTCCTCTGCGCTCAGAACCCCTTTTGCCTTCCAGCTGGCTTCCACTTTTTCCAGCTCCGCATTCACCTCCGCCACGGCCGCCAGCAGCGCCTGGGCAACGGTGTCCGCCTCAACATCAGCCGGGATCGCTCGCTGTGCCTGAAAGTCCTTCAGGTTCAGGTCTGGCCAGAATCCTTCGTTTTTTAGCGGCTCGTCCTGATAATCAAGCGGCTTTCCACTAAACATGGCTCCCCCGAAAAAATAGGCGGGCTGTCCGGTTTCCACGGCGCAGCTTCACATCGTGTTTCTGCCCTCCACCGCGCCCGCCTGGCTTGCGGTAGTCTTTAACCCTGCGTCAGTTTACGGATACGTGCGGCGATGGTCTGCCGCTGCGTTTTAACGCCGATTTTCAGGTAATACTGTTCTGCGGTGGCCAGCAGCTGATCGGCCTTCTGAAGTGTTTCCACATCATCCACACCCGCCGCTGTTTTCTGGCCATCCTCACCGCGCAGCAGCTGCAACCCGGCGAACTTGAACCATTTCGCCGTCACCTGCTCATGCAGCCGCCACCGGGTGGCCACGTTCTCAAACGTGCGAGAAAAATACGGTTCAATGCTTTCCCCGCGCCCGGCAGACTCCTCCGCCCAGGCCAGCATCGTATCGGCCACGAACGTCGGGAAATTGCTGCGCAGTCGTTCCGGCGTGGCCTGTTGCTGGGCAATAGCGATATCAGCCCATTCCAGCGCCTTATCCAGATAGCCCACGTCAAACAGCCAGATCACGCACCACGCCAGAACCGGATTGGCATATACCTGGCCGCTGGCCAGATACGCTTCCACAGTCGGCACCCATTTGGGCAGCAGCACGTTGCGCTTATGCTCAACGCGATCCGCAATCAGCGGCAGGCTTCGCACCTGTTCCACGTCTGTTTCCAGCGCCTTAATCAGCAGGTGCATGCTTTCCGTGGTGCCAACGGCCAGGCTTTGTTTCAGCTTTTGTTCCATCGCAATGCGCTGGTTATGACGCTGCGCGGGTGAAAGAGACATTGATTAACCCTCCACTGGCTCAGACGGCTTGCCGATGGTCACGGCATCTTCATCAATCGCCGCGTACAGCTCCGGCACTTCAATCGCGTAACCTTCATTACGCAGATAGCTGTTTTCGAACTGTTTGCGGTCATCTTCAAAGCGCGCTTTACGCTGGCGCGTGTTGCGCTGGGTGTAGATATGCAGGTTCGAAAGAGGCGTAACCACCATGCGTTTTCCCGGCATGAACGGCGGGATAATCGCCTGACGGCCAGCGATGGTGTTGCCCAGCATCTGCGCCGCGATTTTCTCCGTTGGGCGGTCAGCAGCCTGGAACAGGCGGTACTGTTCAGCGGCCACCAGGTCAGCACCTACCAGCACCACCAGGCGCGGGTCATTGCGGAACTGTGCCGGGATTTTGGCGTTAATCAGATCGGAGGCCATCGCATCCAGCGATTTATAATCACCCGCCTGATCGAGCACCACCGGATCGGTCATGATTTGCTTGCCGCCCAGCATGGTTTTCATGATTTCATGCCAGCCAATGTTCACATCTTCGCCGTTCGGGTTGGCAATCGGGTCTGTGGTTTTGGCGCGGTGTGTACCGTTAAAGCCGATACGCAGCATATCCATGGCAAACGCCTGGGTACTGAAGGTCTGCACCAGGTTGTAAAACTCGTTTTCTTCCTTCCCGGCGTTCGCCCAGACGGAAAGCAGATCCCAGCGCAGCGCCGCACAGCTGTCTGTTTCAACCAGGGAATAGGTATTGCCATCAACACCCACCTGGCGGACGAAACGGCCTGTTTCACTGCGCCCGGTATGAAGGACAGATGCGCCCACGTTGACGACCTGACCACTCAGCTGGTCAACGTCCAGCGTGGTGATCCAGTTCAGGAACTCGACGGACTCCAGCATGGCCAGACGCAGCGCGGTTTCCTGCGGGTCATTTAGCGAAAAATAACGGCCAGGGTTTTGCGTGCCAAAATGCTGCGCCAGCCCCGCCGTATAATTGTCCAGTAAATCCCGCGCACGGTTATTCAGTAACATAAGACTCCCTCGCAATTAAGCGATAATAAAAAGGTTTTGCTTATTCGCGTTGCGGTTAATTACAGGTAACTAAATTTACCGGATTTGGTTGGCACCTGACGCTGTTTGTGCTTGCCGCCTTTATTACCCAGTTCGTTAAATCGGGTAACAATCTCTTTTGCATTGTCACGAATAGCGGCAAATTCTTCCGTATCCACTACTTCGGTAATGGTGTCTACATCGTCCTGCACAGAATTAAGCTGGGTTTCAATAGCACCCACACGCGCTTCCAGATCGTTCAGAGCACTAGCCAGCGCCTGTAATTTATCGTCAGCTGGCGGATCGTTTTGCGGGTTTTCATCTTCGAACTTCGGCTTAATACCAAATAATTGCTGCCAGTTTTTCATTTTCCCTTCCTGCGTAATTTTACCGTTACGGGAAATCACACAACTGTAATATCCCTGTTTGTTTAATTTGCGCCGACTAAAGCGCAGCCGTGTAGTTCCCACACTTGCCGGGTTGTCAGTAACAGCCAGCCCCTTCAGATATGTACGATCCCCTCCGCGCCAGTTCAGCTCCGGCTCTACAGAGAAATAAAGCAACTGGCCTTCGTCGTTTGCATAAATCAGGCGCTTATTCGGACACAGGCTGACATACAGCCGCGCCAGCCCGTCATCACCGTCCTGCCACATCGCTTCCAGCACCTCACCAAAGTTTCCGGCGTAGCGCTCATGTTCCGGCCAGAGTAATGCGGCGTAATGTTTAGGGTCATAGGTTTCCCCCATGTCGATAATCCATTGCCGTTCCAGCACCCGTCCATCAACCGTATCGCCTTCAGTAGCAACACACAGCCAGCCAGTTTTTAAATGCGACACATATTTCCCCCTCTGTCGATTAACTGTTTCCCTTGCTGTGGATTTGATTATTGCTAATTAAACACATCCCCGCATTACGCTTTATTCTGAACAGTTCGGTTATAAACCATTACCGAACAGCCCCGAATTAACCCCGCCGTTTTTTCATCAGCACCACGGCATAATTAAATCTATGGCTAAATACTCAGACGAATTAAAAGGCGTTGTCCGCGCACTTTACCTGCGCCGATACACGCCTAAAGAAATTGCATCAGAATTAAATCTGCCGAATGCGCGGATCGTTTACTACTGGGCGGAAAAATATAAATGGGCTGACCTGCTCAGTTTCGAAAGTACAGAGGAAGCAATAGAACGCCGTTACCAGCTGTTAGCCGGGCGCGACAATAAAACGGATCTGGATTTAAAAGAAATGGATTTGCTTATTGCTCACGCCACAAAGCTGCGTGCCCAGAGCAATAAACATAAAGAAAAGCTGGCCAGCAGCCAGGGGGAACGGCAAGCAGCTGCGCGAGGGGAAAGCGAGGACGAACCCCGCAGCAAACGCAAGTACAAGAAAAACGATATCTCGTCACTGACTCAGGAGGACTTTGACACCTGGGCGGATGAGCATCTTTTCGAATATCAGAAACACCTGCGCCGCAACATCGGCCAGCTGGTCAGGAACATCCTGAAAAGCCGCCAGATCGGCGCAACCTGGTACTTTGCGTTTGAGGCATTTGAAAATGCGGTAATGACGGGCGATCCGCAAATCTTCCTGTCCGCCTCCAAAGCACAGGCGGAAGTGTTCCGGTCTTACATCGTCAACATTGCAGAGCAGTATTTTGGTATCACGCTGACCGGGAACCCGATCCGCTTAAGCAACGGCGCAGAGCTGCGCTTCCTGTCTACCAACAAAAACACCGCCCAGTCATATAGTGGCCATCTTTACTGTGACGAATATTTCTGGGTTCCCAACTTCGCAAAACTGAACGAGGTGGCCAGCGCGATGGCCACTCATGACAAATGGCGTACCACCTACTTTTCCACGCCATCAGCCAAAACGCACCAGGCGTACCCGTTCTGGACAGGTGAAGAGTGGAAACAGGGCAGCAAGAAACGCGCGGCCATTAAATTTCCGCTGTTTGATGAAATGCGGAACGGCGGCCGGCTCTGCCCGGATGGTCAGTGGCGCTATGTCATCACCATGGAAGATGCCATTGCGGGCGGTTTCAACCTGGCCAACATCGAGAAGCTGCGCAACCGCTATAACACCGCCACATTCGACATGCTTTATATGTGCGTGTTCGTGGACAGCAAGGATTCCGTTTTCAGTTTTTCCGACCTGGAAGCGTGCGGCGTGGAGGTGGACACCTGGCAGGATCATAACCCGGATGCAAAACGGCCGTTTGGAGACAGGCCAGTCTGGGGCGGCTTTGACCCGGCACGCAGCGGCGATTTGTCGTGTTTCGTGATTGTCGCCCCGCCGATGTTCGCCGTTGAAAAATTCCGCGTGCTGAAGGTGATTTACTGGAAGGGCATGAACTTCCGCTACCAGGCAAAGCAGATCGAAAAGCTGTTCGACCAGTACAACTTCACTTATCTGGGCGTGGACGTAACCGGGATCGGCCAGGGGGTGTTTGACAATATCCAGCACTTTGCCATGAAAGTTGTTGTCCCGATCCGCTACGACATGAACACCAAAAACCAGCTGGTACTGAAGGCCGCCGACGTGGTGGAAAGCCAGCGTATCGAGTGGGACAAAAACCTGAAGGAGATCCCCGCCAGCTTTATGTCAGTAAGGCGTACTACCACGCAGAGCGGTAACGCAATGACCTTTGTTGCAGACCGCAGCCAGGACACTGGCCACGCAGAGGCATTCTGGGCAATCACCCACGCCCTGCATAACGAACCACTCAACTATGAAAACAAACCAAAATCCCGCTGGGGTGTAAGGAAACAGGCAGCATGAGCAAAAAGAAACGTTTTGTGAGGCGCGAACAGCGCGGCGATAAGTCCAAAAAAATGAGCATTATCAGCTTTGGCAAACCAGAACCGGTACTGACTACCGGAACCGATTACCGGGAAATCTGGTACGACAACGCCGCCGACCACTACACCCAGCCGATTGACCGTCTGGCGCTGGCGCAGCTTATCAACCTGAACGGCCAGCACGGCGGGATTATCCACGCCCGTAAAAACATGGTGACGGCGGACTATCAGGGCGGCGGCCTGACGTTCGACGAGCTGGAGGCCGCTGTTTTTGACTACCTGACGTTTGGTGATATCGCCGTGGCCAAAGTCCGTAATGGCTGGGGAGACGTGATCGGGCTTCAGCCGCTGCCGGGACTTTATCTCCGCCGACGAAAGGAGAGAGAAAACGCGGAGACTGTGCCAGGGGATTACGTGGTTTTACAGGAAGGCGAGCCGCTGGCGTTCCCGCCTGACGATATCATTTTCATCAAGATGTACGACCCGCAGCAGCACATCTATGGTCTGCCTGACTACATCGGCGGCGTTCACTCTGCCCTGCTGAACAGTGAGGCGGTTATTTTTCGCCGTCGCTACTACCACAACGGCGCACACACGGGCGGCATTCTGTATACCCGTGACCCCAGCATGACGGACGAGATGGAGGAGGAGATTGAACAGCAACTGCGGGACAGCAAAGGAATCGGCAACTTCTCCACCATCCTGGTGAACATCCCTGGCGGCGACGGCGACGCGATCAAGTTTATTGAGATGGGGGACATTTCGGCCAAAGATGAATTTGCGAGCGTGAAGAACATCAGCGCCCAGGACATTCTGAACGCTCACCGCTTCCCGGCCGGGCTTGCGGGTATCGTTCCGCAGAACACTGCCGGACTGGGCGACCCGGAAAAGATTGAGCGCACCTACAAAAAGAATGAAGTGCTGCCCATTCAGCGCCGCCTGGCGATGGCCATCAACAGCGATCCGGAAATTCCGCGCCACCTGCATTTGAATTTTGCTGGAGAAACAACGGTGAAGGGTGCAGCATGATGCAAAAAAGGCTAAAATCCAGGCATTATTTGACAGCCGGAGAATGGAATATGAGAGTCCTGAAAATTGAATGTCCGGAGTGCGGCTCTAAGGCTGTGATTCGCAAAACTAACCGAAAGCACCGCCAGATTGCAGATATTTACTGCGCATGCGCAGATGTGGAGTGTGGGCACACTTTTGTTATGAATTTGACGTTTTCCCACACTCTCAGCCCCAGCGCTAAAACGGGTGACGCTCTGGTACAAACCTTATTAAAAAATCTGTCACCCGACCAGAAACAAATGGCACTGGATTTATTGAAGGCTGCACCCGCCGCCTGAAACACCCCCGCTCCGGGGGTTTTTTCTTTCCCCCCTGACCACGCATCGCATTTCTTCAGCAATCTCACCGATCCATGATAAGGCAATAGTTTTTTCCTTCGGGCTCATCTCACTTGCATGGGCTATTTTTGCCAGCAGTTCGATACGCTCCAGCTTTACTGATGCCTCTAAGATATCCATGCAGCCTCCACAAAATCACAAAAATACTGTATAACCATACAGTACACCTAAAAGCACAATATGTGAAATAATTATTCATGCAAGTAATGATTTAGATATTAAATATCACACACTTACAGGCTATCACTGCCAGCCTGGCCATTGCTCATCTTCCGGATTATTCCGCTTCTCCTGCAACCGCCCCTCTCTGTAAATCAGGGCAGAACGGCCAAATTTAAGACCACCTCCGCGCCTCAGAATGTCGATTTCGTCATCCGTTCCGGCAAAACCTCGCTGGTTCAGTTCCAGTTTTAAACATCTCCGGGTTCCACCCTCCGTACAGTTATTGACAGAACTCCAAGGGGCGGCGCTGCCGCCAGAAAAACCCGCCTCCGCTGACGCTGCGGCCAACTTCGCAACCTTCTGCCACTTAACCAGACGAGTGCAAACTTCAGAGTCAGGAATTAAAGGCGAATAGATACCCTGCACGCGCTGAATATCTTCCGCGTACTCGTTACCCTGCTCTGTAATTTCATACGCCAGACGAACAACCAGATCACGACGCGCAACCAGTGCGCCTCCCTGCAACTGGGTATAGGCCGCCCAGTCTCCAACATCAGCCGCCGCCAGCACTGCATCCATTCGGTTATCAGTCAGGCGCTGATCGCCCAGGCGGCGCAACTCACGCCATACTGTCACAGGCGCACCACCAATTTGCTGAAACTGGCGAATCCGCCAGCGGGATGCCCAGGCCGATACGGATTTGGCCATATCGCGCAGGTTTTCCCCGGTTTCATCATCCTGCTCGCCATCAAGCGCAAAACCGTCGATGTTTTTTGAAATGTATTTAGCGATGTAACCCGTTGCCGAACCTTTAGCAGGATCGATAGACTCAACATGGAAACGCGCCTTAAGTGCGTTGGGTGTCTGAAGCTCTTCTGAATCGGCAATCCTGGCGTGATAGCAAAGAATATCCCGCACCGCCTCAACGTCATGCGGATGCATGAACAGCAGCATATGCCAGTGCGGTGTCCCGTCGTGGTGTGGTTCCACCACGCGAAAACCAAAAACATGAATACCGGCACGGGAGATCGCCGCGCGTGCTTTTGCCCAGACGTTGCATAAATAATGCTGCGTGTCCCGTGGGCTTAATCCGTTCCACTGAGACACAAAGCCGCCTTTGCTGTGTACCGCGTGATAACGTGAAGGCGCAGTGATTGTGTAAAACTCGCCAGCCAGCCCCTGTTCATTGGCGATATCTTCAAACCCGCGCATACGCACCATCAGTTCACAGCGACGAATGGCCGGGTTAGCAACGCTGCGGTGTACCATGCTGTCCAGCGCAATACGGTTGCCCTCTTCGTCCATCAGATCAAACTTTTTGAAGAACTCCAGATTTCGTTTCTTCTGGTCTATCCATTCGCCCAGGGTTTTACGTGATACGTAGGCGCTGGCAGATTTCTGCACCTGGCCAACGGCGATGGCCAGATGTTCACGTTGCAGGTCACGGGCACGCTTCAGGCGCTGATACCACCATTCCGGTGCCATGAGACGCAAAATCCCGGACTCCGCTTTTCTGGTTTCCAGGTGGCCTTCATTTGCTTCGTGCTCTGCCCAGTAAGGCGGCTGATTGTTCAACATGAGGGAAAGCGAGCAAAGATTGCGGTAAGCCTCCAGCGTGCGCTGGCGCATTTCCCTTTCGTCGTTTGGCTTGCCCTTCAGTGTGTCGGTGAAGTCATAGAACATCTGAGCCATCCAGCCAGAGACCTGGCCAGACAGCTTTTTGAGATCGGTACGGTCAAGCGAGGGCAAGCGCTGTAATGATTTGCCGAAAGGGAGATCGCTTACAACAGCGGCCAGCTTGTAACGCTCAGCCACTTTCCGCAGACGTGGCAATACATTCTCACCGATTGTTTTGCGCAGGAATGTATTGGCACGGCGGCGGCCATCACGGCCAGCAAACAGCTTTTCGTAACGGTTGCCAAAATACCCGGCTAACCAGTCGGGTATCTCATGAAGGAACTGTGAACGCCATTCGTAATCCTGTGGGTTAACAGCCCACAAACGGCGCTCTGTAATTGTCGCATTCGCTGGGGTTCCTGGCGTAAAGGTATCACGCCGCCAGGTATCGACGGCGTGATGTTGGCCAGCAAGAGACATATCAGCCACGATTAACCCACTTCTTCCAGGCATTAATCATGCAAGCAGCGGTACATACCGCCACCAGTACAGGCCAGACGAGGGAAGAGACAGCGACCAAAATAAAGTCCACATCATCTGAAGTCTCCGCGTCCCGGCGCTCTTCCCAGGAAAAGAAGATGAAAGCCGCAAATACCGTCAGCGCATACAGCCCGGTCATGGATTCAGTCATCATTTCGCCACCACCCCAGCGCTGGAGGCTGTGGAAACTGGTGATTTCAGGATCAGCTCTGCGGCAGATTTCTGGCTGGCAGCTGCGGCACCAACACTGCGGGGCGCTTTGACCTTCATCGCCTCAAACCCGGCGTAAAGGTAATGCACCATTTCCAGATCGCTGTTTGAAGCAACAACACTCACGCCCTTTTCAGCAAGACGGCGCAGCTTTCTGGCCAGCCGCCCCTGATCAAGCTGTGAAAAACCGCTTTCAGTGTATGAGGTGAAATTTCCTGATTCCGTCAGGTATGGCGGATCGCAATAGACCACATCCCCGGCACGAACCAGCGCAAGCGTTTCGGAGTAATGCGCGGTGATGAACGTTGCACGCTTTGCCTTTTCAGCAAAAGCACGGACTTCTTTAAGCGGGAAATAATTTTTTTTGTACTTCCCGAACGGGACATTGAACTGGCCACGGCGATTGTAACGGCAAAGCCCATTAAAGCCGTGGCGGTTCAGATACATGAAACGGGCAGCGGCTTCAACACTTTCCGCCCCAAGCCCCTTTCCGGACAAATTGAACGCGTCCCGGACGGCATAGTAAAAAATAGCGCGGCTCTCCTGTTCACCCAACGCCCCGGCAGAAAACAGGGTTTCAAGCTCCACAAGAAACGCATCGGTATGGTAGGCCATCGCCTTATACAGATTGACTAAATCCGGGTTCAGGTCAGCGATCAGGTATTCGTCATAGTCCGTATTCATCATGACGGCGCAGGAACCCGCGAACGGTTCAACCAGGCGCTTACCTTCCGGCAAGTGGTCACGCAGCTGCGGCATGAGGCGAACTTTGCTGCCCACCCATTTAAGAGGCGTTTTTACTGCCATGCTGCACCGCCTTTACTGCAAATGGCTGCGGCTTCCTCACGGATCAGCTCTACGATTTCGGCAGCGCTTAAACCTTCGTTAGCGGCATACGCGGCCAGCTTATCCAGACGGGCAGAACACAGATCGGCGGAGGCCGCTTTACCTTCCTCAGTAGCTTTTGCCAGCATTGCCAGAAGGTCAGTACCGGATTGGCTGACGGGTAAAAACATGCGTGTTGTTTGCATTTTGGTTTCCTCAGGGCAAAAGAATCCCCGGCCACCGCAGGGATGGCCAAAAATTCAGGCAGTTAATTAGTGGAAAGAGATGGTAACGGGCGCGGCTGAGTAGCTCGGCGCGGGAATCTGGTGAAGCTCGTAGGTATTGCGCCACCACTCCTGGATCAGCGCTTTGACTTCCCCAGCGCCCAATGACCCGGCGATGTAATACATGGAACGAATACTGGCCAGCGCTTCAACCTGCTGGTACTGGCTTCCCGCTTCACGATAGACGCAGCACCAGTACGCAACATTCACGGCCAGCCAGTGGCGTTTGTTTGTAATGTGCTCGGTGTCGTTAAAGAAAAACGGATGTAAGGCCACACGGCCATTTTTAACGGTGCTTTTCTCCAGAAAGAGAATGGCGTAATTGTGTGGAACACCCCACGCAGCCAGCTCCTGTCCCAGTTCTTTGGCGTTTACAGAGATAATGGACATTAATGATTCTCCTGCTGTTGCATCTTATGAACGATATGAGGCGCGATAATCATCTGCACGCCATTACTGCTGTGGATCGGATGTGCCTTTTTCACCTGGCGGTTAGCGCTGCGCTTTGAAAAATCGCTGTCGCTCAGACTCCCGAACCCTTCAAACGTCAGACGCGCCCTGGATATGCCCTGGCGCAGCTGAATCATTGCCCGGTAGTCCAGGCGTTCGAATAACTCTGACCAGTAGCATTTGCTCAGATGGGCTTTGAAAACGTCCATTCCGGAAGCAACTGCGGCCGCATGTAAAACAACCCCGCGCCATTCTGGTGTTAATTTGTCCCACCATTCGGCGGCGTCGCTTTTCTCACTCCAGTACTTACGGCGGATGTTGCCCAGCCATTTGAGGCCAATTTCCTGCTGCTTTTCGCTAATGGCCATGACGCCCCCTGATAATCCTGAACAAACCAAACCACCATGGACGACGAGACGAACGGGCATTGAATTTGTACTGGTGGCCAGGGTTCCAGCGTTGGCCGTTTGGCAGTTCAAGCCAACCAGTTGATCCGCTGGCCAGCTGCATGGCCGGAGATTCTTTTTTCAGGTAGGTAACGAAAGCTTTCATGGTTATCCCTCACATCATGCCGCTGGCGCTGGTAGTCACGATATCGACGGCAGCAGCAAGAACCGGCGCAGACTGGAGGCGGCTTTCAACGGTGTAAGCCAGAACGGAAAGGGAACGGATGGCATCACGGGCACGATCAAGAATTTGCGTTCGGCGCGCGGCGGTCATGTGCTCAGTTGATACAGCTTCCCCAGCGATCGCGCCCACATTTGCAGTGGCGCTCAACGCGCAAAATTGCATGTTGGCTTCAATGGCGTTATTGACCGGAACGGACGGAAGGCAGTTAATCTGCCCCAGCATCCCATCCAGCAAACGGGCATCTTCCGTGTAATCGGTGATAGCCAGCAGCTCGTCACAGGTCAGGCGATGTGGTTGAATCGGGTTCAACTTATTGCGGAGGATCTGCGGACGCATACCAACGGCAGCGGCTACATCTTCCAGATTGTGCGCCAGCGCAAACGCTCGGCAAGCTGCATCAAAGTGAGCATGTTTAGAGGTCTGATAATCAAACATTGTTAGCTCCGCTCTAATCCGTAGGATGAATTACGCGTTAAGCGAAATATTGCATTCGCTTAATGCCTGGACGGTTAGCGCGGCCATATTGATTTCAACACGTGCTTTTGGCTTGTCGCCCTTTCCACGGATAGGCAGACGACCATCGCGTACCATATCGCGGGCAGTACCCATAGGCGTTCCGGTGATCCGACAGTATTCATCAATAGGCAGGTAAGGTGTGGGGATGGCGATTGTAATGTTGGGACGCATAAGGCAAACTCCTTTGTTCATTAGAGCGCGGCAACGCTCATCAACATTCGACTAAGACTACAACAAGGAGAGACTCTAATTCGACTTAATGAAGAAATCAACATAATTTCGACTAAGTCGAGAGAGTTGCACTTATGAGTAAATTTCCTTTCGAACAAATAGGGCACAGTAGCGATGTGCTTAATCGCGTAATAGAAGCGTATGGTTTTACTTCAAAACTACAGCTGGCAGATCATTTTGAAATGGCATCAAGCAGCCTTTCTGCGCGGTTCAAACGTGGCATTTTTCCGGCTGATATGGTGGTTAGGTGTGTAGCTGAAACGGGCGCATCTTTAGAATGGTTATCTACTGGGCATGGCAAAAAATTTGATGATGAAGAACTGGATATCATGAAGTTCCCACGCAAAAAGCTTGTTGATGGGCAGCTTTATGATTCCGGCTATGTCATGTTTGATAAAGTATTTTTCCGTGCAGGTACGCCACTGCCAACAACCCCTATCTGCGTGCAGGAAGAAAAAGCTCAATACATCCTTGATCAACAATATTCTGAAGTTTTTGATGGTGAATGGCTTGTTAACATTGAAGGCAAAACTAGCATAAGAACACTTACACGAATTCCTGTAAAAAAGGTACGAGTCAGCGGAGTAGGAATGGCTTTTGATTGTTCCATAGATGATATCGAGGTCATTGGTCGAGTTGTGTTAGCTATCTCGGAGAATAATTAAAATGTCTACAAAAAAAACCACCCCGGATTCTGAAGTTATTCCCGCAAAAACTAAAACCTGCTTTGTCATGATGCCAATAGCCGACCACCCAGACTATGAGCCCGCGCATTTCAATCGTGTTTACCAATATTTGATTAAACCAGCATGTATTAAAGCCGGTTACCAACCCATCAGAGCGGATGATAACAAAGCATCAAATATGATCATGTTCGATATTCTCAAAAAAATTGTTGAATGTGATATGGCCATTTGCGATCTGAGCTCTCGTAATGCGAATGTTTTCTACGAACTTGGTCTAAGGCAAGCATTTAATAAAAAAACAATTTTAATTACAGACAATCGGCTACCAGCCCCTTTTGATATTTCTGCATTTAGATACGTATCTTATTCTCATACTTTACGGGTAGATACGGTAGACCGTGAGATCCCCGGCATTATCAGTATGCTAAAAGAGACAGAAAGTCTTCCTGCTGATGATGTTAATTCAATAATCAAACTCTTACAAATTCAGCCTTCCAAGGTTGAAAATATAGACTTAAATAAAGAAGATAGTGTGATGTATAGTATGCTGATTAATATACAAAAACAAATAGCAGAAATTAAATCTCCTTCATTAAATTTGCAACATAGATATGTGGATACTTTCACGAAAACTAAACGCCCAATTGAAATAGCGGACATGTCTGGCATCAACTTCAATACAATAAGAAACTCATTCCCTAACCAACTATTTAACCATGAATATATGTTTGATGAACATTATATTGGGTTCTTACACAGCATAGAAGATGGAGAAATTACATTTTCGAATGAAGGAGAGTTAACTATTTACCCTGACGATCCAAACCTTCTTGGTAAAATATATGTAGCTTAAGACCATGAGCATTAAGAAAAAAGATAACGGCTGGGTCTTAGATTTTTATCCTGAAGGGAAACCTAAGGGAAAATCAGCCAAACGCATTAGAAGGACCTTCAGCACAAAAGGTGAGGCTTTAGCATATCAAAACCATATTATGGAAAATGTCCACGTTAAGCCCTGGCTGGACGGAAAAGAGGATCGACGTAAATTGCGCGACCTTGTAAACCAGTGGTTTGATGAACACGGTGTTACATTGGACGATGGCGAAAAGCGTAAATCCACAATGGAATTTGCCTGTGAAAGCATGGGTGATCCACTCGCTCACGAATTCGACGCAACCATGTTTTCCCTATATCGGAAAAAGCGCCTTTCTGGTGAGATATCCCGGACATCTCGCGTCAAACAAGTTTCCCCCAGAACGATGAATCTTGAACTGGCCTACTTCCGCGCGGTGTTTAATGAGCTGAAGCGACTGGGGCACTGGAAGCTTGATAATCCGCTAATAAATGTTCGCGCTTTCAAATCAGAGGAAGCCGAACTGGCATACCTTGAACAGGAAGAGATTACGCGACTTTTAGAAGAGTGCATGAAAAGCCGTAACGACAGCACATACTGGGTAGCATGCCTTTGCTTGGTAACTGGCGCACGCTGGGATGAAGCTGAATCTGTAACAACAAAACAAATAAAAAACCTGAAAGTCAGCTTTTTCAAAACGAAGGGGAACAGAAACAGAACTGTGCCGATCAGCAAGGAATTTTATGATTCGCTTCCCAAACCTGAAAAGCCTGGGCGTTACTTCAAATCGTGTTATTCGGCATTTCGCAAAGCAGTCGAACGAGCTGAACTTAACCTACCAGACGGCCAGCTTTCGCACGTTTTACGCCACACCTTTGCAAGTCATTTTATGATGAACGGAGGAAACATACTGGTGCTTAAAGATATTCTCGGCCATACCGATATAAAGATGACAATGCGTTATGCACATTTCGCACCTAGCCATTTAGTTGAGGCTGTGCAACTCAATCCCTTGGAGCATAAAAAATGAGCACTTCCGATATAATTGCAACTCTAAGTTTAATAATTTCCTGCGCGGCTTTTATTATGCCTTATTGGCGTGATCACAAGGCTAAGAAGAAAGAAAGACGAAAGGAATTTCTTGAGATTTTTACTCGTTCACCTTGGTCGAACGAGGGGGATGTACTCACAACTCCCAAAGCACATTACACATTAGATTTAAAAAAGGGAGACGGTCTTTCTAATGTCTATGGAACCCTATGGATCAACGTTGACGAACGATATTATGAATTTAGTGGTGATATTGACTCAAAAGGCGTCCTGAAAACCAAAATGAAAATTCCAATTGGAAAATGGGGAGCTTACATCGCAAAAGCAAAATTTAGCTACTCTGAAGAAACCGATAAAATCACATACATATTTGATGGTTTTATTGATAACAAGGAGATGGCTTCAGAAAATGATGTTTTAGACACCGTTCAGCAACTTTGGCGAGCTACGACAGCATAAATTGTCCCTTTTCTGTCCCCTCAGGACTCAAACATTCGATAACATCCAGCATCATTCGTGCGGTAACTGTTTGTTTTACATGTAAGTTATTGTTTTTAAATGGTGGTGCATCGTTCTCATAATCGCTTGGTCGCTGGTTCAAGTCCAGCAGGGGCCACCAAATTTAGCTGTAGAATCAAATGATTAAGCCACTCGATTGAGTGGCTTTTTTATTGGTTTTTTTTGAGCCGGTGGCGCAGTCGCTAACCGTGGGTCTGCGAAGCCGTTCGGATACGTTCAGCGGCGCCAGGTGTCGCAATCAGACGCTCCACGGACTCCATCGTCACGAACGTACAGCTGCAGTCCACATTGGTGCACTGGTGATAGCGCTCTTTGGTATTTTCACTTAAATAGCGACTGGTACGCGCATGCGCGGAATGCTTGCACTTAGGACAATGAAACATGTACCCCTCCACATAATTCACAATTTGTGAATTAATAATACCCAAAAAGAAACCAATAGCAAATACATTACTCATTTGCGATAGAAAATTTTTCATCCGCGACGTTCAGCTCAAGCTTAAGTTGCGTGGTAAATCCACTCTCGCTGAGGGTATGAACCACCTCGTTGATAATCCACGCCTGCTCGTCAATGACCCGTTTAAAGCCGTTGACCAGCACCGGCGTTTCGGGATACAGATCGGCACGTCCCAGCGCCAGCTGGATAGAAAAATTCACGGTACCCCGCTGAAGCGCGCGCCACTTCGCCTCCGCAGCCCTGAGCGCCTGCTCTTCAGAGGCATAAACCGTGGTGAGCTCAAAAACGTTTTCCGCCGACCCCACCAGCCTCTCTTGCGGCTTCTCTGCCTTGCCTCCTGCTCCCGCTACCGGTGCAGCGGCATCCGGGTGCTGTAGTCCTTCTGTCGGCTGCCCCCCGGGCTGACGATTAATACTCAATTGAGCATTTTGTTGTTTCGGGTCACGCGTTTGCAGCCATTTGGCCGTCACGCCGGAATAATTTTCACGGTCAGCGACGGAAAAAAGGTGCCGATCGCCATCCCCACGCTCAATCATCATTAAGGGAAGCGGTGTGCCACTGGCCGTCACGGCATGGCCCGCTTTCATAAAAATAACCTTCCCGGCTTTGATTGAAACAAATGCACCATTACGTTCGGCCAGGCGGGAGAGAAACGCCGCGTCAGTCTCCTGTGACTGATCGATATGAGAAATGGCGATGGATGCAAGTCCCGCCCCGACGCTGGCGGTAAACTGGTTACGCAGAGCTATGGTGTTGACTATCGCGCCGATCGTCGTGTCATGCCACGACTGTTCGCGCCGCACGTTGAGCTTCCCACGAAAATCTGCGCTGCATCCCCGGATGGTCAGCGTGTCCGGCGTGCCCCGGAATTCAATCGCATCTATCGTAAACTCCCCTTTCGGCTGGAGCGGTGTTCCCTCCCATCCCAGCCATAAGGACAGTCTTGCCCCCCGGGCAGGCAGGTCTAACAACCCGTCGGAATCATCCAGTAGAATATCCAGCTGATCGGCTTCCAGCCCACGTTTGTCGGTCATGGTCAAACTGATAAGGCGATGGCTGAAATTTTGCGTGATATCGCGCTCGTCAAGCTTAAGCATAAAATCAGGGGTGATTTTCCCACCCGCCCGGATATTCATTTCGGTGATCATCCCACCAGCCCTCCAATGCTATTACGTGCGCTTTCCACCAGCTCTGAGGCCTGCGTTCTCAGGTCGCCAAACGTCGTCATCAGCGATTCATCCACGCGTTTCAGTACCAGGGTAAAATCAATTTTCCGGGCAGTGCCATCGCTGTAAAAATCCGAATGCGTATGCGTGACTTTCTCAATGATAAACATGCCGTGAATGATGCCGGTACCGTCTATCAACGGCCATGCCCGCCCTTCATTCGCCATCAGCTCAACCGCCTTGAGAGAAAGCCGCCCTCCCGTGAGCTCCGGGTAAAGTAATCCGGAAAGGTTAAAGGATGTCTCACCTTCGCCAAGGTACTGCCAGGCTTTGGGTTTCCCGATGCGTTCGTTGGATGCCCAGCGGTAGTCTTTTGTAAATACCATTGACTGATACGGTAAGGTTCGTCGTTCAAAGACAAACAGACCCAGCACCATTAACATTTTCTCTCTCCTTAACCATACATAAAGCTGGATTGCTGCCGTCTCGCTTTTTCCTGCTCACTGCTCTCTATAGCCTCCCGGATTTGACGAGTCAGATCCGTTCCGGAGGCTGCGCTCCCCTGCAGCGTGAAGTTGTATTCACTTTTACTCTGATCGATGTAAGAACGTCCTCCCGCTGCTGCCATCGGCTGGTATCCCATGAAGCCGCTGTAAACAGGTGATGCCGGGTCCCAGGCACTGCCGGCGTCAGCAGAGGATGTGCCCTCTTTCGGTACAGCCGAGTCGATATTGCCCGACTCTTTTTTTATGACGCCGAGTTTCTCCAGCAGCCAGCTGGTTTTGCCGCGCAGGCTGTTAAAAAGATTTAGCGGCGCCATTAGCGCATCACCCAGTGCCTGACCGAACGCCACGCCGACATTTTTGCAGCTGTCGAGCATTTCCTGCGTCGCCTTAATCGGCGCAATCAGATCGATGAACCACTGCCAGATCCCGCCCAGTTTTTCTGAAATGAAACCAAAGGCCTGTAACAACGGAGAGAACAGCTCGCCCAGCGGCGCGAAGGCCGCAGAAAGCCCCTCAATCACCCCACCAAAGAAGGCGCTAATGGGCTCCCAGTATTTAAGAATCAGTAAAGCGCCGGCGGCAATTGCCGCTCCGAGAGCAATAACGGGCCAGCTCAGGGCGCCCAGCACCGTCATGATGCTCCCCCCCACTACGCTGAATACCGTGCCCAGCATCCCGGCAGCGGTTATCACCAGATTCAGGCCTGACACAATGGGGGAGACCACCATACCTAGCGTGCCCAGGACACCGGCAAAGGCTTGTGCGCCCATAACCACGCTGACCAGGGCTTGCGTCAGTGCAGGGTTAGCGTTGACCCAGAGAGAGAGCGTACTAAGCCATCCGGTCGCGGTTGAGATCAGCGTGCGCAGGGCACCATCGGCCTTATCAAAGACATCAATCTTCAGGCCGTTTAATGCAGCCTGGAACTTGCTGATATCACCCTCGAGGTTATCGCCCTGAACCGAGGCTGTCAGCGCGGTGCTCCCCCTCGCGCCCTGGAGTGTCTGGCGCTTGTTATCCAGTGTTCCATTCCCAGCCGCTGAAACCAGTACACCTGCGCCTTGCATCGCATCCGCACCGAAAATGGCCTTCAGGTATTCAGTTTGTTGAGCCGCACCGATTTGGCTGTTTTCGAATGAGGCAGAGATCGCCTTGAGGATATTCTCTGTCGGCAGTGGATTACCCTCACCATCCCGGGTTTGCACCTTCAGTTCATTCAGCGCTGCAGAACGCTGCCTATCCGGCGTCTGCAGGCGGCTCAACATGGCGCTAACCTCTGCGCCGGCATCTGCCCCTTTCATCCCCTTTTCCATCAGAATACCAAGCAGCGCGGTAGTCTCCTCAAGGCTGGCGCCGGCTTCTCCGGCGGCAGGTGCGGCGGATGCAACGGCGGTACTCAGTTCGGTGAGACTGGTATTTGACGCAGTGAAACCGCGGGTAAGGACATCTGCAACGCGTTCAACATCCGTATTCGCCAGGTTAAACGCGGCCTGCGTGCTGCGGATAATGTCGACCGCTTTCGCGGCATCAATATTCCCTGCGAGGCTGAGGTTAACCGTCGGCACAGTGGCGGCCACCACCCCGTCGGCGTCATAGCCTGATCGGGCCAGCTCGCCCTGCGCCCGGGTGACCACATCTGTAGAGGTTCCTGTACTGACGCTGACATCCCGTGCCTGCTGGCGAATGGCCTCCAGCCTGGTATCCCCCTTCTGCAGACCCAGGCTTGCCTGTATGGCAGACATCTGCTTTTCAAAACGGATACCTGGGGCAATAAAGCGGGACGTCTGATTAAAGCCCGCCTTTGCCATTCCTGCGCTCGCATTAGCAAACTGCTGCACACCCGCGGCAACACGCTTGCCAGACTCGTAGCGGTTCTGAACGGTATTAAGCCGCTCCTGTTGCTGATTGACCCTGGCAAGCGCCTCTTTATGTCGATTTAGTTGTAGCGTTTTTTCGCTGATACCCTGTTTTAAACGACGCTCATCTGACGACAGCGTGCGCGTATTAATCCCTGCCTGCGCCAGCTCACCGCGCTGGCGCTGCACTGACTGGCGTAAATTGTTGTACTCAAGCTTAAGCGCGGCGGCAGATTGGCGGGCTGCCGCCAGCGCATCCGCCTGGTCACGGGTTGGGTTCTGGGTGTTTTTGAGCTGGAGCGCCAGCTCCGCAGTCTGCTGTTTCGCCCGGGCAAGAGACTGCCCCGTCACGGCGAGCTGTTCGTTGGCTTTTCTGAAGCCGTTAATGCGGCCCGCCTGTTCATCAAGCGCGCGCAACGCCGCCTCAGAATCGCGGATACTGGCCGCGAGAGAGAGACTGGCGTTCTGGATAGCGTTAAGCGGTCGGCTTGCCCGGTCGACTGCCTTAAGCAACTCCTGAAGTCTGACATTATTACTCATGGTAGCTTCCGCTTCGCTGCAGCGCCTTTTCGCGCCATATAAGGAGTTCGGTCATGCTCAGCGAGTACAGCTCTGACGGCGGCCAGTGAAAGATCACCGCGATATCCGCCATCAGATCATCGACCGACAGGTTTTCGGGAAATTTTAGCGAGCCGAAGCCGGTGACAAAAAACCGATCACCTTGCCCGCAAAAGAGAGCAGGTCGGAAGCATCCAGACGCGCAATCTCATGCTCGGTCAGGGCCGGCGAGGTCATTCGCGGCAGCACTTTAATCAGCGCATCGACGTCAGATTGTGCCAGCGACGCCAGCGATACCCCACGCAGGGTCCCCGCGTTGGGTTTTGCGACGGTCACCTTTTCGATTTTTTGCTCGCCGCGCAGAACGGGGGTGTCGAGCGTAATGGTGTTCGGGTTTTCGCTTTCGTTAATGACGGTCTCGTTGATATTTTCCATTTCGTTACTCTTCAAAAAGTTAACTTACCGGCCGGCAGTCCCGGCCGGTTAAAGGTTTACAGGCCAATCGCCTTACGGTGTTCCGCCAGACGATCGACGCCGTCGACTTTCAGCACCATGTTGATGATGTCAATTTCGATGATCTCTTTGCCATCGATGGTCAGCTGGTAGTAAGCGCACTCGGTGGACATCTTGGTGGTGCCGCTCTCGCCCTGCTTGTTTTCACCACCATCAAACTCTTTATGACGGCCTCGCATGACGATTTCGACGGCGGAGATTTCGCCCGTGTCGTCACGCTGGAAGGAGCCGGTAAAGCGCAGAGGCACGCTGTCCGCGCCCGGAGAGGCATACTGTGCCCACAGCGCGACGTCCGGCAGACCGCCAATGGTCCACTCAAGCGCCAGGGCATCATCGTCCAGGCCGAGGTCGACAGAGACCGAGCCCGGCATACCGCCGCCGCGATACTTCTCCAGTTTGCGGGTGAGCTTCGGTAAGGTGACAGACTCAACAACGCCCATATAGCTCAGGCCATCGTTGAACATGTTCAGATATTTAAGTTTGCGTGGTAACGCCATGCTTCAGCTCCTTAGCTGTTAACCGAATCGGACAGGTCTGCCAGATAGGTATCGGTGATGCGCTGGCGCAGGGTCAGGTTCTCCAGCGGCGGGACAGGGGTGTAGTCGTAATCGATGTACAATTTCCCCGCTTTCAGGGTCGATGCATCATTTGATTCCGGGTCATACCAGCAAGTGCCATCAACGATATAGCCGTTGGTTTTCAGCTCACGGAATTTGGCATTGATACCGGAAACGATGTCGCGGATGAGCGTTGGCGTAATGGGTTTATCCATTGCCCATGCGTGTGCTTCGGCCATGGTATCGGCCAACACCTGCGCGGTACGGGTGTAGTTTTCAAAGACGAAGAGCGGATCGTCTGAACAGGTACGGTTGCCCCAGAATTTGAAGCCGTCGTTACGAATAAGCGTGGTGACGCCGGCCTGGTTAAGCAGGTTCGCATCGGTCGCTTGTTCCTGCAGATCCCAGGACACGGAGGCGCTTACACCTGTGACACCGTTAACGCCGATGTTGGACAGGGTTTTGTGCCAGCCAATCGTCTGGTCGATTTTGGCGCGCAGGCCGAGAGCACGTGCGGTGGCCCATGCGTGGGTCGTCGTGTTGGTGGTGGTATCCCACGCCAGAAAATCTGGGTGAATCACCATCAACTCGCGCTGACTGAAGTTTTTGCGGTAATCGATAGCGGCTGAAATGGTTTTACAACCCCATGCGCTGACATAGCCAAACGCGCGCAGGCTCTGGCACATGGCGGCCAGCGCGGTCGCCACTTCCTGCGAATCCAGCCCCGGAACACCGAGAATACGTGGCTTAACGCCAGTGACCGTTTTCGCGGTAAGGAGCGCTTTCAGACCGGTATATTTACCGTTTTCATCGGTTGTACCGATGATATTAGAGATAGTCTCTTTCTGTGCTTCCTCAGCGGTATCAGCGGTGCCTTCAGCGACACGTACGACAACAACAACCGGTTTACACTGATCGGCAATCGCCTGCAGGGAAGCGGACAACGTCCCCATTTTCCCGGCTTTCGCAATCGCGGTTTGCACGTTGGTAATGAGCACAGGCTCGTTTAAAGGAAATGTCTTGTCGTCCGCATCGCTGGCCGTACAGACCATGCCGATGATTGCCGTCGAGACGGTGGAAATGGTGCGGGTGCCATCGTTGATTTCGATGACTTCCACGCCGTGATGATAGTCGCCCATCCGTTTAACTCCGTGGTGTAGTGGAGTCATCATTTTGTGGTGAGTTCGAAATATTAGAAATGAAATGCCGTTGGTGAAGTTACAGCACAACGCATAATGGCAGGACGTAGGTTTGCCAGAGAAAAAATATTGACGGTAGCGTTTAAAAAAAGGCGAAATTATTACTCAAAGCAATCATGAAGGTTTTTTATCTTATCTCGCGAAAAATGTAGATATGACAATGCCGGTTACTGTCGGGGAAGGATAGAGTGTAATGATGGGTTAGTATTTAGAAGAAAGAAAAAATGAAGCCCGCGATATACGCAGGCTTTGTGTTAATTGTTAGACGGAGCGTCAGGCCAGATAATATCCGGTGCGTTGTTGGTATCAACACGATTAAGCAATACCCGGTATTTCTTCCACTGCTGTAAAGAGAGAATTTCCGCTTCAGTCGCCATAGATAAATCAACGGCATCCTGAAGAGGTGAGATAGCTTGTGTCGCCAGAGACAATAACCTCGACTTCATTGACTGGGCATTATAAATATACTCTTCATGTGATGGAGGGGCAATTTCAACCCATTCCATGCAACTTTTATTAACATTGTAATGAGGGGTCATTCTGTCAGGTGATACCATGAAAGATTCGTATTCCTGTTCTGAGATCTCCTTCAAATCTGGAGGAACAGCAATACCTTGAGCTTCGTAAACCTGAATAGTGTCTTCAAGATAAAAGCTGCTATCTGAGTTACTAAAATATTTTTTCATCTCAATAGCCTGCCACAATTAATGAAAATGTACCGTTACAGTTATGCGTTTCTATTTTGACCTGATTTTTCCCAACAGGTGTGCAAAGATAAAATGAATCGGAATTATTACCACCGCTTCCAAAATAACTGACACCAGTACCTAAAATACCATTAGGGAATGACGTTGGCAGGGTGACAGTCACAGCTGTGTTATTGCCTACTGCAATACTTCTAACTGCCTGCATAAAAACAGTGCCATTGCCATGGGTGTAATAAGCGCTATTGTTACCCGTCGTGGTTCTTCCCGTTCCATAACGAGCATCCGATTCAGCTTTGGTATAAGCCTGGCCAGCAGGTGTGTAGCTGCCTTTCGCCTGAAAACGTCCATCACTTTCGGTTTTTGTATACGCACTGGTTTTAGGCATATAACCGGCATCTGACTGCGCTTTCGTGTAATAGCGGGCGTCAAAATTGGCATAATCACCAGGCACAAATTGACCAATTGTTCTTAGTTGCTTGCTTGCCCCGGCATAAGAAATAACAAAATTACCGCCAGTTGAATCTTCATTAATACGAAACCCACTCCCATCAGCAACTATAAAATACTTTTTCCCAGTATCGGATTCAGAAAAAGTAATGATGGGCGCGTTATTATTAATCTCCAGATTCCCGCTAAGCCTCCCCCCAGCTAACTTGAGATATCGTTCATCGAAGTTGGCATAATCGCCTGGAATGATTCGCTCCTTCATCTCAAGGCGACCGTTGCGGGTATTGATGTACCCTGTAATACCCGCTTCTGGACCACCTGCTGAGGTTAAGGTGCAATAAAATCCAATCCCATACCACGATTTCAATAGCATATTGTTATCAGAAAAACTTGCTGCATCGCCCCCAGAAAAAATCCCGGTAGCACTTCGCACGTTCAGACCGCCATTAAAATTTACAGTTCTCTGAAATGCTCCGCCTTGTGATGCTGAAACAGCATCAACTTCACCAGCGGTTGGTTTATTTACAGCATCATACTGTTTAGTCCAGGCTGACCACGTTCCACTGTAGAGCGTGCGGATGTAAGCGCGAGAGTTGTTGTATATCCGATAAACCTGCGTAATACCCGCGTGTTTATAAACCTCAAGTGAACCGGCATTCGACTCTGGGTAATTCTTACCCGTTTGGGCCTGTGCATTCGCTGGCTGATAATATAGTCCCGGCATGGTGTAGGCATTCAAATCTTCAGCATTGCCAATCCCCACTGCCTGACCGTTAAAAATATCCTGTGCCGTAATATTGATATCGCTAGTCAATGCCCGCCCATTTACTTTACGCCCTGACGGCACGCGTCCATTAGCATTGTCATACGCAGCCTTCACCGCTTTCGGTGTCGCGGCCAGTGTCTCAGATACATTGTCAATGGCGCTGCTGAGCTGGACGATACCTTTTTGTGCCGTGCTGGCATCCTGAGCCGTATATTTTCCTTTGGCCAGGTCATAGGCGGCCTTTACCGCTTTAGGCGTTGCGGCCAGCACCTCAGACACGCTGTCGATCGCACTACTGAGCTGGACGATACCCTTTTGTGCCGTGCTGGCATCCTGAGCTGTATATTTCCCTTTAGCCAGGTCATACGCGACCTTCACCGCTTTTGGCGTCGCGGCAACGACTTCAGAGACACTGTCGATCGCACTACTGAGCTGAGTAAAACCTTTTGCCGTCAGAGAAGCATCAGGATGGCGTCGGGACTGCTCGTGCTCGGTAAGTTTGTCGTCGACGTAATCCTGCGTCGCCATCACCGTTGAGGTGTCAATCGTCAACTCAACCGAAGCGATATCACTCACCATGATGACCATACGCACAGTCTGCGCACGTCCCGATCCTTCAGCGAGTGCAGGTTTGTAACTTTCAGCCATATTGCCGACAGCAATCAGCGTCCCGGTATCATCATAGAGCCCCATTTCACGCATCCAGAACCCGCCGATCTCCGGAGGGATCAGCAGCTCCGCCACGACATAATTTTTATTCTTTTTGTCCTGGCTGATTTTGTTCAGCGCATGACGCCAGACCTCATTGATGAGTTTCGTCTGGCTGGCATTTGGCGTCGGGAGTTGCCCGCCGCCATCACCCACCGCCATCGCCGTAAAATTCACTTTCTTCCCGTTCGGGACGGTTGCGGCAGCCAGTTTTTCGGCGCCGGCTTTGGTGATAACCGTTTTATACTTCACTGTCATTGTGATCTCACTTATCCGGGGTAAACCGTGATGATGTCGCCGTCATAGCTCAGGGCACCGGTATAGAGATAGCCCGGAACGTCCTGAATGATATTGAGGCCGATAAGATGTCGGCTGGCAGGCTTTGCATCAGCAATAAGCCGCTCCATTTCGTAATACATTTCTTCGGTGATGCCGGTTTCCAGCACGCCAATGTCCAGGCGAAACGTGCCTGCCGGGTCGTTGGTTTGCCACCATTCCGTCACGTTGATCAGATAGCCAAGTGGCTCCACCACGCGGCGTACTGCGCCGATCGTTCCTTTGTGTGCATGGATAAACCATGCATTGCGGATAACATCGCGCTTGGTGGCCTCCGGCCAGTTTTCATCCCAGCGGTCAACCGAAAACGCCCACGCCAGCCAGGGCAACAGATTTGCCGGGCAGGTGTCGGCATTCCAGAGGTGACGAAGCGGGACGGGGGTATTTTCAATGTCGGCACAGGCGCGCGCCGCCGCGACCTCAAGCGGCGACGACCCCACCGGTAACAATCGGGTATTACTCATCGTTTCCCCCAACGGTTACGCTGTACTGGCTGCACCATGAGGCCTGGGTTTCATCAAGCACAATATCGGCCGCAGGCGCGGTCAGTTCGACGCGTTGTACACCCTCAACATGCAGTGCAGCGTAAATGGCGGACTTACGAATATCCCGCCCGAGCCGGTGCTGTGCCGTTATATAGGCCTGCAGCCGGGCCCTTGCCGCGTTGAGCACTGGCTCGCTTTCGGGACCTGGGAAGAGAAAAAGAGAAGCCGCAATGCGGTAGTCGACAATGCTGGCGGACTGAACGGTCACACGATCGGCAACAGGCCTGACGTCCTCATCGTTCAGCGCGTTGCGCACAATGGCCAGCAGCTCTTCAGACGCCACGCCGTTATTCTCCCGGGACAGCACGGAGACGGTAACGTTCGCAGGCTGAGGACTGATGACAGAGATGTCCGCTACCCGGCCATCCGCGCTGCGGCCATGGAACTGATAAGCCCCCGTCGATCCCGCCACGCTCAGCCCTTCCGGGGCTTGCTGGATGCGCAAACGAAAGTCGGTGTCAGACTCCATCACAGCCGGCGTGGGCGGAAACGTCGTGTCGTCGGCAGGCATTATCACCAGACGCGCAAGGTTAGCGTTAGCACCAAGCTGGTCGAGATCGCTACCGGTGGCGTAGGCCAGCATGACCGCACGCGCGGCCTCGTTAACGCGCTGGCGCCAGATAACTTCCCGATACGCATTCTCCTGCAGCAGTTTCACAATCGGCTCTGACTCAAGCGTCAGCGTTCGTGCAATTGCCTCCTGCTCTTCTTCGGGATAGAGCGAGACAAAAGTGGCCTTTCGTTCTGTCAGCAGCGTTTCGTAATCCACCTCCTCCACGACATCCGGCGCGGCGAGCTGGCTCAGATCAACAATAGCCATAGCGTTTAACTCAATGAAATAGTGATTGAAAAGGAATGTCCGGAGGTCTGGCGGGTGCCGGTGAGATCGACATACAGCGTCCCGTCATTCTCCGAACGTTCGAAAGTGATGGCCGTCAGGCTGATCCGCGGCTCCCATTTCTGGATAGCGGAGTAACATGCGGCCATGATTTGCAGGCGCAGCGCCGGACTCTGCGGCCTGTCGATCATTGCCGCCAGCAGTGAACCGTACTCGCGGCGCATCACCCGCGAGCCAATCGGCGTGACCAGAATGTCCCGCACGCTTTGTCTGATATGTTCAGCCTCTGAAATGCTGAGCCCGGTCTGACTGTTCATTCCCCTGTAGCGCACCGTCATTGCGTCCCCTTAGTCCAGCTTCCGCCGCTTTGCACACTGCCGTGAGCATGGTTGTCCACCTGCACCCCATTGGAGGTGAATTTACCTCCGAAATGCTCAATATTGCCGGCCATTACCCCGCCCTTCTGCACTTCAAGAGAGGCGGTAATTAGCTTGTTGGTACACACCACCTCAGGTGTATCCAGGGTGATGCGCGTCTCAGACTTCACCAGGACCACCGGTACGGTGGCGGTGAGTGATTCAGAGGCTGTGATGTCAGCCGTTTTAATGCCTGCGGCCATGAGTGCTCCGCTCCCGGGCTCGTACTCGATAACTGCCCCATCAGGGAACGAGACGTGGAGTGCGTCAGGGGAACCTGACGGCGCCGGGTGGTCATCGGAAAAGATACCTGGCAGCACGAAGGCGGTATCAAGCTCACCGCCGATGGCCAGCAGCAGCACTTGTTCTCCCTCGGACGGTGCCCACCACACGCGCGAACGGCCGGCGCGACAGGTCAGCCAGTTCAGCCAGGTGGTTTTCATCCCTCCGGACTGGACGCGGCAGAGCCCTCTGTTGAGGTCAACATCGGTGACAACACCGATACGAATCAGGTTACGGATCGCGCGAGCGATACCGTGCATGGAAGTGAGTGTATTCATGAGAAGAGAATGCCCTTCAGGGGGATCGGCAGCAACGAGACGGGGTTTTATGCGGGATGAAACAACAATCGTTCACGCTGATGGCTGGACAGCCATCAGCGCGGTGAACTTACGCTTTCCACTGACTGACCAGTTCACCGTTGATGTACAGCTCCAGCGGACGTGTGACGGGCTCTGGCAACGGCGGCTCCGGGGAATAGGTGGCATGCAACGTTCCCTGCTCCTGCGAAACAAGAATGCGCTCGGTGAGCTGCAGGCTAAAGCTGATATTCACCGTACCATCGTCGTTGAAGGTGACGCCAAAGAGAAACCCATTTTTTCGCCCGTCATCGAGGGTAAAAATATCTGGCTGGTTTTCACGCAGCCAGGCGAGTACCGGGACGAAGACCCCCTCGCTGTCGCCGGCGAAGCTACTGATATTCGCTTTCAGTTCATACTTTTTTTCAAAGGAGAGCGAGGACGCGAGGCGGGCGTCAATATTTCCGCTCCCCACCGACATCTGCAGATGATCAGGGTGATCGTTCAGTTGGGGAACGGCGTCAATTAATGCCTGACGCAGGCTGTTGAGTTTGTGCATCGAGTTTATCCTGACAGTCTTTTATGGTTTCGACCTGCAGCGCGCAGGCGATAAGGGCATGCTCAAGCCGACGAATATCAGCACTGAGATCGCCGTTGGTGATGGGCTCACTTCCCGGCATCGGACAGGCGCTCACCTTCGGGCAGGCGTTGTAAACAATGTGCTGCGGAGGCGCAGGCGGCGCGGGTGTGCAACCTGCGCACAGCATCAGGCAGCTGAGCGTTATACCAGCGGCGTAACTCTTCATTTTCATTTACCCATTTCCCGATAGCCGCTTCGCGTCGTGCCATCTCCTCGCCGACGGCAGCAAGGTCCTCGCGGAGCCTGACCTGCGCATCCTCGTTCGACCTGGCAATCCGCTGTGCTTCGGATAACTGCTGAAGCAGCGTGTTGATAGTGTTTTTTTGATCGCGGGCGATCTGGTTGGCTTTAGCAAGAGAGCGGGACAGATTCACGTTGTCATGACGAAACCACAGCGTGATGGCCAGCAGAACGGCCAGTACCAGCAGAAGAGGTTTCATGGCTTCCCCTTCAGGCACCAGGCCTTCTCACGAGCTCGACGGTTTTCCAGTCCGGCATTTTTGACCCCATTGACGTACACCCAGCGGGTAAGCTGATTGCACGCCTGCGGCCACTGTTTACGCTTAATGAATGACACCAGCGTGGAACGGCAGGCAGCCCCTGTTCCAACGTTAAAGGCAAAACTCACCAGCGCATCATAGACACGGGGCGGCATCTCCACCGGTGCGCATACCGCCAGCCGTCTTTCAACGTTCATCACGTCGGCAACAAGGTTCGCTGCCGTCTCACGCTCTGTAATTTCCCGTCCCGGCACGACGCCTGACGTATGGCCAATGCCTGATGTCCATACGCCCGCACTGCAACGATAAGGCGACAGGCGACACCCTTCGAGATCAGCAATGAGCGCCAACCCCTCCGGTGAGGTGTTCAGTAACCGGAAGTCAGGCATCAGCACCGCCAGGGCCAGTACGCCCGCGGCGCTGCAACGCTTAATGATTGAGTTCACGAATACTCTTCTTATCGAGTCCAAGAGAGGTCAGATAGCGATAGGTTTTCCGCTTAAACCAGTAATTCGTCAGCGCGGTAAAAATGGCGCAGAGGCTTCCCACGTATAGCGCGACTTTTTCAGGAGACATCGCCCCGAACCAGGCCAGCGCTACGGCCAGCCAGTAGGCGATAAACGTGGTGATTTTCTCAAGACTCAGTCCCATAGGTTCACTGATTCTTTAGTCGGTGCGCTATCAACCTCTGGCATGTCTATCGGCGTGCCATGAGGTAAGATGACCCCCAACTCCGCGAGGCCAGAATTGGCGTTCAGAACGGTTTCGACCACCCCTGCCGTGCGCCCATAATAACGGGCACAGATGGCATCAAGCGTGTCCCCCTGCATTGCATAGATTTTCATCAGACGCTCCCAACATCCGGATTTCCAGGTACCGTTGAGTTTCCAGCGCTGGCGCCCTTTTTGCTATCACTGCAGGATGGACAATCGCGGACACAACAGACTGCCCGCGAGATGGCAGAGGGCCTAGCGCCAGCTCTCGTCTTCCCAGACTTCCCGGAGGATATTGTCCAGCGCTTCGCGATCGGCCTCTCTTTCAATCCCCTGCAACTCCACGCCGGTCATGGATCCTTTTTTGACGGTAACCAGCGTTGACGGAAACACGGATCTTATCCTGCGGGTTAATTCATCCTGAAACGCCTCCACGACGGACGGACCAATAAGCTGATCCTTATCCAGGGTAATGTTCACCCGCACGCTGGCCTCTTTTTTGATTCTGTCCGGAACGGGTGATGCCGAGAAAACCACGGTAAACGCGTTGTTCCTGATTAAATTTCCTCTCGCAATCTCAGCGATCAAATTCAGGGCAATTTCACGATCTCTTTCCTGACACGTTCCTTCTGTCGTCAGCCGCGCAATCATCTCGACGCGTTCAATCATGACTTGCTCGTTCAACTCTCTGTCCACACAACCTCCACCACGAGATACTGTATAAACATACAGTATCATGTATTCATAAAAAGAGTGAAGCAAAAAATCAGAACCATGCGAGGTATGTACATGATATCGATGAAGATTAGCGAATCCCTTTGCTTATCAGATGCGTTAAATACCTTATACGTTCAAGGATTTTCCGGGCCTTTTGCTGATAAGACGGTGCCGCAGGAAATAGCGATCCGTCTGCAGATCCCCGGCACCATTTGTCGTTAAAACGGCTAATGCCCCCCGCCATAAGATGCAGGGCTTCCCCCCGGCTGATCGATATTCCGGTGGCGAGCCGTATCTCATCAATCACTCTCTCTGCCACTCCGTTCTGCGGATCCTTTTCATAGACAAAGGGAGTCTTTGCAACCGGTCTGGGGAGGGTTATGCGTGCGGCTAACGCGCGTCTCGCACGCCGGCTGAGGGGTTGAGAGACGTCGCTCACCGTACAGTTATTGACAGAACTCCAAGAACGCGCAGCGGTGCCGTTAAGGTCAACGGCCAAATCAACGGCACGCTTCGGCACAATTTTCCACTGCGTGAGGCGGGTCAAAATCGGCGAGCCCGGGCCGAGTGCGGCGTCGTAGACGCCGCGAATACAGACACGTTCTTCGCCGTACTGATTGTATTCGGCACGGGGCTCATACAGCGTGCGCACCTGCAACGCGTCCCGACGGACAAACGGTCCTCCCTGTGCATTGACGTATCCTGCCCAGTCTCCGGCGTCCGCGGCGTCATGCGCTGCCGCAAATTCTACGCTCAGACCGTGCGCGGCCTGCGTATCAGTCAAACGGCGCAGCTCACGGTAGACGGTCACCGGTGCACCACCGATAAACTGAAACTGACGGATATGCCAGCGCGCCGCCCAGGCCGAAACAGCAGATGCGGTCACTTTAAGCAACTCGCCGCTTTCGTGATCAGTCTCGCCATCAAGGGCATAGCCGTCGATATTCTTGGAGATGTATTTAGCGATATAACCGGTGGCGCTGCCCTTTTGCGGATCTATAGCTTCAGCGTGAAAGCGAGCTTTTCTGGCGTTATCGCTTTGCAGTTCAAAAGCGTCTTCCTCCTGTGTGTATTCCTCCATAATGCGGCGAACGCGCTCAACGTTTTCGGGCAGCATGAACATCAGCATGTGCCAGTGAGGCGTACCGTCATGGTGGGGTTCAGCAACGCGGATGCCAAACAGACGAATCGCCAGCCGGTGCAGTTTTGCCCGGATCCGCGCCCACAGTTTTGTCAGGTAGCTTTGTGTATCCGCAGGGCTCGCCCCGTTCCATTTGCCGTTACGATAGCCGGTGTTCAGGGTGGCGTGATATTTCGACGGCGCGGTTAAGGTATAGAACTCGCCCACGTAGCCAAGCTCATGGCAGATATTTTCAAACCCGCGGATGCGGGTCATCAGTTCGCAGCGACGTATCGCGGGATTGGCCACCGAGCCATCGTGCCTGGCAATCAGGCTTATACGGTTGCCCTCTTCATCCTCCAGTTCCAGACCTTTAAGAAATTCACGCGTGCGCCGCTTCTGTTCACGCCAGTCAGTGATGCAGCGTTTACTCGCATAGGCAGACTTCTTTTTGCTGACGTTTCCAAGTGCAATCTGCACATGCTCACGCCAGGCGGCCGCCATGCGACGCAGTCGTCCACGCCACCAGTCTTCGGAAAACATGCGGATCACCGCTGGCGCAATGTCCTCTTTGTTAAAGAGTATCTTCGACACGCGCTCCCAGTGAGGAGGCAGTACATTGAACTGGCGGGTGATTAATCCAGCGCGCTGATACCAGACATGAAGGGTTTGAAATTCGCCGAGGCCAGCGTCATTGATATTCGCCAGCTCGGAACGAATAAAGCCAGCGATGTCAGCGGCCAGCAAATCAATATCGGCGCGGGACATATCCGGGAGACGGTTGAAGCGGGCAATCAGCGTAACCATCCGCGATGCAAGATATTGCGAAAGCGGCGTGTCGAAGTGCCCACCAAAAACGGCGGTGGAGACGTTACGGTCAACAGCTGAACAGGCATACCGTGCCGAGACCTGCTGCAGACGCGGTAATACCCTGTTGCAGAACCGAATCAAAAAGGCATTGGCTCGCAGGCTGCCCTGATGGAGTTCAAGAGCATCAACCGTGCGCCAGACGTCAAAACGCACGCAGTCAGGCTGCAGAGCGAGCGCTTTTCTGGCTTGCAGCAGCGCCGCGAACAGACGGTCGCGACGCTGTAATTGGGGGTGAGTCAGGTAGGGGCTGGCAATAGCCGACCGTGGTTCATTCCACGGATAAGCAAATGACATCACCAACTTATCCTCCCCGGAAATGTTTGTTTTTCAGCTCCGTGATCTCCTGGCAAGTGACGCATAAGGCCACTCCAGGTAACGCCTTTCGCCGCGCCTCGGGGATGGGGATGTCGCACTCCTCGCAGGTAAAACGCGAGGGCGATGCGCATCGCTGGCGGGCGCTATTAATATGACGTTCGCGATCTTCAAGCTCGCGCTCCTGCGCCAGATCGATAAAATCGGCCATCAGTGCAGCTCCTGGGATTCGCGTTCGTAACGGGCAGCCTCGTGACACAGCAGTTCCGCTGCGTCTTCGCCACACATTCCGGTTTTATAGATGTGACTGGCTAATGCCTCAAGACGCAGGGAGACGGCGAGTGCGCGCGCCCTGCGCTCCTCCATCTTCGCCTGCACCAGCAGGCGCTGGAGTTCCTCTCGCCCGTTCAGAAAAGTGCGGTTTTCGCTATTTCGCATCACTCATTCTCCTTAATTCAGGCAATAAAATGCCCGGCGGGTTTACGCCATTACGTTTTGGGGTGGATTAAAGCGGCATGGTCAGCCGTTCAGGAAATAAACTCACGACTGCACGGAAATGATTCATGGCTCCGATAAGCGCTCTTTTCTCCTCAGTCGTCAGCTCATTGATACCGCATTCGTGACGGGCGGCGGGTAATTTAGCCAGGAAAAAGATGGCCGCCAGCGCCCTGTTATTCTCTTCAAAACAGGGATCGCGCTTATCGCGCATCTCGGCCAAAAACCACGCCAGCGCTTTCTCGTTATCGCCCCAGTACCTGGCACGCAGTTCGGCCACGTGATTAAGCCCGGAAAGACGTGCCCCCACCTTGAGTGGGACCGTTGCACGTGTCGCTTCTATTGCCATAACGTCCCTCGCGTTGATTCACACTGTGTGAATTACTCACCCGTAACGGGTTGAAAACGGGATTGGCCTACGCGTTACGCCGCTTTCCAGCGCAGCGAACTGCGCCAGCCTAACGACAGGGCTGGCACTTTGATGATTGCGATTTCAGAAGCCATGTTGCATGATTCCCATTTTGATAATGTCTGCAATCATTAGCCTCTGTTTGCCAACGTCTGCCGCTGATTGCCCGAATTCGCATTGATAATAATACTCAATTGAGCATTAGTAAATACCCAAAGGAATATATTTTGATTTTAGATTCTCAAGTGAATAATGAAGAGTTACTCGATAGAATCTGTCAGGTATATGGTTTTACCCAAAAAATCCAGCTGGCCCGGCACTTCAATATTGCCGCCAGTTCCCTTCAGAACCGCTACGCGCGCGGCACCATCTCCTACGACTTCGCGGTACAATGTGCACTGGACACAGGGGCCAGCCTGCGCTGGTTGATGACCGGACAAGGTGCCCAGTTTGAAGGTAACCCTGCACCTGGCGATCCCGTTGCTGTTGTTACATTCACTCTCAGTGATGGTCAGCTGGAAGAAAATTCCACTTTGAGTATCGATTCACATCTCTTTAGCAAACCGCTCACTCGCGGTATCGCAGTCCGGTCTGAGGCAAAGCTCCACTTTGTTGAAAAAGGGGCGCCATTAACCGACGGGCTATGGCTGGTTGAGATTGAAGGCACTATCAGTCTTCGTGATTTAACCCTGCTGCCGGGGAAAAAACTCCACGTCGCGGGCGGCAAAGTCCCCTTTGAATGCGGTATCGATGAGATAAAAACACTGGGCCGTGTGGTGGGCATCTACAGCGAGGTGAACTGA